ATGATGTTCAGCCGGCCCGCCGCAGCGCGCCCGCCATCCGTGTCGCGGACCATGATCTGCAGCGCGCGCTTGATCACCTTCGTCGCCGGAATGCCCATCTGGCGCGAGGCGAGGAACGTCGTCACCGTGTCGCCCGGGACCGCCGAAATGAACGCCGAGCCCAGCGACGAGGCGGTCTTGAGGTTCCGGACGCCGCCAAAGAAGCCGGCGAGCGCGTCACTCTCCGGCGCGCTGAGCTGCCCCGTGAGGTCCATGTAGGCCAGTTCGGCCACGCGCGGACCGGTCAGCGTGCGCGCGACGGCGCCGCCCGCCCGGCCGGTCACCTTCTTCGCCACCTGCGCCCGCTCGAGCGCAGCACCGAACACAGCCTCGTAGTCGGGCCCGCCGATCTCCTTCAGCGCGATCTCCCGCGACATGCCGCGGATGTGCCCCTGCAGCATGTCGAAGATGCCGCCCGAGCCGGCGCCATACTTGTCCATCAGCCGGAGCCAGGCGTCGGAATTGTTGATCCGCACCACGCGCATGTCACGGTTGAAGCCCTTGCCGCCCGTGCCGCTCATGCCGCCGCGAGCAACGTCGTCCATCATCCGTTCGATGATGACGTCGCGGACCACCGGCAGCGCCGGCATGCCCGTTTCCTTGTCCATGATCGTGATGTTGCCGGCGTCGGCCTCGCGCAGCATCTCGGTCTTGAAGGCCCTCCGGCCGGCGATCGCGCGCTGTGAGCCGGGCTTGCCAGGCGCGATGCGGGTTCGGTCCCACGTCTGCGGCAGCCGCCAGTCTTCGAGCACGGACAGCGATGCGCCCGTCTTGGCGTGCCGGTCGACGCCGTAGTCGACGGCCGCCTTCCATCCGCCGGCCGCGGCCTTCGCGGTGCCGTCCTTCGTGTCGACGTCGCCGTAGATCTCGCGGACCATGTTCCGGACACCTTGGGTGTCCTGCTTCAGGCCGGCGAGGGTCGATTCGTAAGGCCGCATGGCGGCGCCGGCTCGATCGAGGAACGCGCCCGTCACCTCCTCCGTGAGGCTTTCGACGTTCACGCCCTTGCTGTGACCCCACGGATCGAGCGAGAGGGCAGAGACCAGCCCTGCCGATTCCCCGTTCGGGTGCGCGGTCATCCGCGCCTGCAGGCGGGCGTCGGCGATCGCCGTCATGGCCGCGCCGAGCTTCTTCTGCCTTGCCGCCTTGGCGATCGCGCGGGCCGCTTCGAGCGCGGCCGCGGCGTCGGCCCGGCTTGGTCCGAGCGGGCCGATGAATTCGGGCTGGATGCCCTCGTGCAGCCGCTCGGCCGCCTCAGCCGTCGCCGGCGAAATCTTGCCCGCCTTCACCAGGCGATCGAGGCAATTGCGGATCAGGGAGGCCATGGGGCGATCCTACAGCAGCGTGGGTTCCGAGGGGAGGGCCGCGCCGGTGGCACAGGCCTCGAGATCCTTCGCTGCCGCGATCTCCATGTCCGCCTCGGCGTACACCTCGTCGAGCGTCTTCCGGCTGATCGTGCCGTCGGGATTCTTGATCGGGATGGTGACGAGCTCGCCGGTGCCGTCGCCGGTTTCCCGAACGGTCCGGGAGAGCTCCTCGCCCTCCCGGATGATCGCGTCGTCGACTAGATCGGCGCCGGCGCCAGTCGCGAGCGCTTCGACGTTCTCAGGTCGAGACGCTGCCACTGCCGCATCAAATAGGTCCTCGCGTTTCGCAGCCCGAAGGGCTGTTCCGAGGATGTCACCGGCGCCGAGCGCCTCGCCAAATAGCCGAGGCCCGGCCTCATTTCGGGCAGCCGCCTCAGCGTATCCCGCCAGAAGCGCGGCGACATTGGGGCGAGAAGAAGCGCGGCGATAGTCAGTATCCGTGAACAGACCGCGTAGGAGGAGCTTTGAAACTTCGCTCGGGCCATCGAACATCTCCGCTTGGTTGGCGATGCGGGAAACGGGAACACGTTCGTCGCGGGCCCGCATCACTGCCCGGACGGCGTTCAGCAAGTCTTCGGTGATGTCCATGCCGCGCGGGATCTCGCCCCGTGCGACCCGGTCCTTCATCACCGCCCATGGACCGGAGGCGTCGGCCATCGCGTTGCCGATCGTCTTGATGTTGTTGTCCGCGTCTTCGAGCGTGCGGGCGAGGAAGCTGGCGTCGCCGTACGCGCGGGCCAGCATTGCGGCGGTGATCCGGCGCTGGCCGGCCACGGAAAGCCCGCCACCGCGGTCCATGAGTTCCGACCGCTCCGTCTCCGGCAGGGAGCGCATGAAGCCCCGCACGAAGTCGCGGTTCGCCGCGCCACCGATCTCCCCGTCCGGCACGTAGCGGGACAGGAGCTCGGCATCGAGAAGCCGCGCATCGGCCGCGGCCGTCTCCGCCGGCGACATGCGCGCCGCGACCGACCGGTTGGCCGAGCGCGTGAACGCAACCCGGTCGCCCTCCTCCAGCGCCGACACGCGGCGGGCGATCAGGACGGGATCGGCAAAGCTGTCGGTGTCGTAGCCGAGCTCGTTCAGCTTCCGGATATAGGCGACGCCGCCGGGTGTGGTGCGGCGGTACGCCTCCATGATCCCGAGCACGCGGCCGTTGCCCGACTCGATCACGCCATCCGGGCCGACGATCGGCGCACCACTGTCCGCGCGCGGCGAAACGCCGAGCAGCTCCGGATTGAGGTTCGCCGCGATCGCGTTGACCTGGTCCTGCGATGCCGCGCGCCCGCGATCGCGCGGCTGCAGCGCGGCCGGATAGGCCGGGTTCACCCCGAAATCGGCCGTGTGCGAGGCAATCAGCGTGCTCGCGTCGACCACCTCGTACTGCACCTGGATCGCGCGGCCGTCGGCGTCGTAAACCCTGCCCGCGCGCGCGTCGGCAGCCGCGGCCGCCTCTCGCGTGACGGTGATCGGCCGGTCATTGCCGAGGTCGAATGCCGCCTGGGTCGCCGATGCCCGTGCCGCGGCCGCCTGCGCTGGCGTGGCGGCCACGGAGCGCGGCGCCGCCTCTGCGTTCGCCGCCTCGTACTCCACCGCCGTGGCGGCGTCCCTGACGCGCTGCGGGTGCGGGATTCCCCTGATCAGCTGGAACGCACGCGCGATGCCCTTGATGGCGCCACCGAGCACACCGGCGCCGGCGGCCGCGAAGGTCGATTCAGCAAGCACGTCGCCGAAGTCGAAGTCCGGATCCACCTGCCGGATCGCGTTCATGCGGACCAGGTCGACGGCGGCCGTGGTCGAGAACCCGATTCCGGCTTCGATCAGGACGGTGCGGACGATCCCCGTTGCCCAGCCGGCACCGAATGCCATGGTCGCCACGACCAGTGGGTCGGCCAGCGAGCCTGCGATACCGCCAAGGGTTCCGCCCCACCAGGAGGCCGCACTGGTCCCGTATGAGCTGATGCGCTGCGACTCGTTGAAGACATCCTGCCGGCGGCGAAGCACCTCCGACTCGAGTTCTTCGGAAGTCGGCCAGAGCGGCTGCCCGTTCTGCTGCGCCCACGAATTGTAGGTCGCGATCGTCTGTTCGCGCGCCGAGCGGTCCATCTCCGCCCGGCTGGGCACAGCGTTGATCCCGGGCAGGAAGTTCCCGACGCGCTCGAGCAGGGTTGGCGGGAATGCGGCCGCGACTTCGGGATTAGTGAGGTCCATCCCGGTGCCCGCGCGGTAGGCGTCGAGCCGCTCACCCACAATGTCGACCCGCAACTGCGCCGCATAGCCCTCCGACTGCCGGGCACGCAGCGAGTTCCATTCGGCCACGAAGGTTCCGCCGGGGCCGGGATCGATACCTCGGATAGGCCGGGTCGACGCGAAGACGCCGGCATTGGCCTGTTCCTGCGGGAAGAGGTCGAGCAGCATCTACAGCCCCTCGAGCCCGAGCGTCTGGTTGAGCATCATCACGGACGTGCCCCAGCGCTCCGCGAGCATGACGAGCAGCTGGCCGCGCGGCAGACCGGACATGAGCATCATCGCGTAGAAGTTCTCGCGGTTGAGCGTGTCCGGACCCAGCGCCGGCGACCGCTCGAACACGTCGACCGCCTCCTGGAAGAGCGGCGACGTCGGGTCGACCGTCACCGCCTGCCGGCTGTCCAGCACGGCATCGATGCGGCGCTCGAACGGCATCTGGAACTGCGGCATGCCGTTGACGATCCGACCAACGTCGAGCCCCGTCGCGGCAAACTGGTTCGCCCTGGCTCGCCGCGCGAACAGTGCGTTCTCCCACAGCTGAGTCTTCCACTCCTCCGGCATGGGGAACTGCGGCTGGTTCGCCATCACCCTCATGGCGCTGATCCCGCCGAGACGGCCGGCCGTGGCAAAGCGGACGATGTCCGGCGCCCCGACGCGCTCCATCTGGGCGACGATGCCGGCGACGTCGATGCCAAGCCCTGCAGGCGCTGGCGCCGCGGTGCCCGTGCTGCGCTGATAGTTGCGCCCTTGCGTGGCGTAGAGATCCGTCATGCCCGCCTGGACGGGCGCGGTCGGGGATGAGGGGGCCGGCGATGCGTCGCCACCGCGGTTTCCGAACCGCACACCCATGCGATCCGCGATCGACCGCCCGAGGGGAGCCACGGCCGCCACGGCAAGGTTCAGGACGAACGTTCCGCCGTTGATGTCCTGCGCGTACGTGGCTGTGGAGCCCTCGCCGAACCGGATGTGGTAGCGGCCATCGCCGACGCCCTCGAGGTGGACCTGGCTGGGATTGCCGATCACGTCCTCCCACGCGATCCGGTCGCCGTCGCCGGTGCGCGCGTTGGCCATCAGCGCAGCGGGTGTCGGCGGCGTCACGTCGAGACGATCCCCGAGCCTGTAGTCAGGCCCCGGCGTGACTATCGCGCCGCGCGTCAGCCGGTCGAAATCCTCCTGCGCCATGCCGTAGATCGGCGCGATGATCTCCTGGCCGTTGAACTCGACCGTGCCGCCCGTGACGATCGCGGCAGCCTGCTCGGCGAGATCCTCGGAGACGGGGGCGCCCGCCGGCAGCCGCGCTTCCACAGCGAGCCCGACATAGGCAAAGCGCATCGCCTCGATCAGATTCCCGCGTGTGCCGATCAGCGCCGGCGAGAACATCGACGACGGGAGCACCTGGTTGGCGACCGAGGTCCACCCGGCTATCTCCGCCGTGTCGTTCTCCTTCGGCGCCAGCGAGGGATCCGCCTCGAGTGCCGCCTGCCCGTTGATGATGTAGGCGGCGCCCTGCGGGTTCACCGCCGACAGTGCTCCCGCGACCGCCATCACCGGCGAGTCCTCGGCGAACTGCGCAAGGGTGGCCCTGAGCATGGTCGGATCAGCGATGGCACCGGCGAAGCTCGCCGCCATCGCCTGACGCTGCTGGACGTCCGCATTCTCCCATGCAGTCGCCATCACCTCGGCTTCGGCCGGACGTAGGAGCGACCGCACTGGCTGCCCCATGACGTCGGACAGCATCGAGAGCTGCTGCTGCCGAGTCTGGAGCGTGGACGCCATCGCCGCCGGCGTCGTGAAGTCGATCGCGACGGGGTCGTAGAGCTCGCGGGTGATCCCGACCTGGTACGGGTCCTCGTCCATGAGGCGACGCTCGGTCTCGGCTGCCTGAGTGGCCGAGGCGCTGGCAACGGCGCTCATGTAGGGGATGCCGGCGAGGTCCGACCGGAGCTCCGCCAGCATCTGTTCCTGCGCCAGCGGCGAAAGCGTCCGGACGCCGCCGGCGGCGACGGCCTCCATGATCAGCTTCTCGACGCGCGCGGTCTGGCCGGGATCGTTCACCGACCGGGCGAAGTCGACCAGGATCGTCGCCGATTCCTCATCGATGCCGAACCCCTCGCCGACCTGGAACTCGTACTGGGTCAGCATCACGCCGAGGTTCTCGGCCATGATGTCCTGTTCTTCCGTCAGGACGTCTGGCGGCACCATCTCCGTGCCCGGCCGGGCTCCGCCGGCGAGCTGCACGTGGCCCGGGTCATCCCTGAAGGCGTCCCCGGTGAGGAATTCGAGGCCGTAGGCGCCGGCATTGGCGTGCAGCCATTCGAGGAACGGGCCGCTGTTGATGTCGACCGCATCGCCACTCTCGTGGCGGGACGAGCCGGGCGGCGCGGCAAGTCCCACCGGCTCGCTCGGATCGCCCCGATAGACGACGCCGTTGTACGTGTAGGAATCGCCCTGCCCCGTGGTCAGGAGGTAGTTGGCGTAGAGCTGCGCCTGGCGCTCGGACGATCGACGCGCCGATGCGAAGGAGGCCCGGCCGCCGGTCAGCGCCTCCCAGTCCTGCGCTGCGGCCGTGATGCGGACGGCCATGTCGCCGGAGAGCCCGGCCCAGTCGAGGCCCGGCGCGCGCGCATCAAGGTACGCCACGGCCTCCGGAGGAGCGGCCCCGCCCGCCAGCGCCGCGTCACGCTCGAACTGCGCCACCTGCCCGGCAGGATCCAGCGCCGCGAAGCCGTTGGTCCACGTCCGCCAGCGATTCCAGCGCTGCAGCTCGTACACCCGACCCGTGTCCCCGACGCGCTGGCCTTCGGCGATCGCCGCCTCATACTCGGCCGGGTCGAACGGCAGGGACCGGTCCTTGAGCGCTTCGAGAAGGCCGTCAGTGCCCGCGCGATAGGCCGCCTGCGCCATGCGGTACTCGGACGTCGCCGACGTGTAGGTCGACATGATCGAATCGATGGCCTGCCGGCGCTCGGCCGCCGACAGCGCAAGGTTCGGGTCGTTGATGATCTGCTCGGCGTACGCCCGCGCCTCGTTCGGCGACGTCGCGAACCGGCGCGCCGTGTCGCCGCGGACCTGCTCGATGATGAGGTCCGCCTGGAACCGGTCGTTCTGGAGGTCCACCTCCTCCTGCGACAGCGTGAAGTTCGGGTTCTCTGCGAGCTCCTGGCCGAGGTCGCGGTACTCGGCGAGCATCCGCTGGGCCTCCGGCGTGTTACCGGCGCCGGCGGCGAATGCAGTCTCGAGGTCGAACTGCAGACGCTCGCGCCGCGCCTCGATCGACCGGCCGAACTCGGTCATGTCGGCGTTGAAACGCGCGTCCATGATCCCGCCGGACGTCGTGCGGCCCATGTCCTCGAGGAGCGCCGACACGCCGCCGCGCATCACGTCGGGGACCTTGCCGAGGATCTCGTCGGAGTAAGCGCCCCACGCCTCGTTGAACGTCTCGGCGTTGCCGTTCGCCTGCCGCCGTATGTTGCCGGCCGACACGCCCATGTCGGTGTTCAGCCTGGCCATGTAGGCCGAGATGCCCGCGCGGTTATACGCGCGCCCCACCGCCGACAGGTTCGACATCGGCGTGAACTGAAGGTTGCCCTCGGCATCGCGCGTGACGGCGTTCTGGCCACGCATCGGCGCGGCGTCGACCGCGGCATCCATCGCCTGGTCGCCGAGATCGCCGAAGATCTTCGCGACCACGCGGAAGGGGCTGGCGATCGTGTCCGGACCGGCACTGGACGACGGCGCGCGAAGGACTTCGCCGCGCCGGGGAACCTGCGGAAGCCGAGCCATTCGTTACCCCTACGTGCCGAGCTGTTCGGGAATCCCGGCGAACTTCGTGAGGCCGCCGATCGCGCCGCCGATGAGCGACCACCGTGCCGCGCGCCGATACGCCATCGCATCGAGCGACGACTGGCCCGCCTGAAGACGCGCGCTCGACACGGCTGTGATGCGATCCCGGTCGGAGGCGCGGATCTCGCCTTCCATGAAGGCCTCGAGCGCCGGGGAATCGACGGGAGCGCCGGCGGCCGCAGAGATCGCGCGGATGTTCGAGATGGTGTCGGAGAGCTCGCCGCGAAGCGTGGCGTCGATCTGATCGGCCTGCACTCGCCCGATGCGCGCGGTCCGCTCTGCCTTGTCGGCCTCGCTCCGGTTGCCAGCCGCGGCGCCCATGCCCTGCGCGACCAGCGAAACGCCCTGGAGCCCCAGCGCGACCGCCGGAAGGATGCCCGTGCCCGCCATTAGATCGTCACCTGGACCGAGAGTTCGATGATGTGCAGCGGCCCCGGCGTCGGCTGCGTGATCTCCACACGCGGGTCGAATTTCCGGCCGAGCGGCCGATACCGGTAGGTCTCGTTCCTCAGCGGCCGCGGCTCCTCCTGGTTCTCGCCGACCTTGTAGCCGGCGAAGGAGCGGCCATCGGCCACGAATGTGACGGTGTCCCTAACGGTGATGAGCACCCGGCCGATCTTCCGGCGCCGCTGCGCCTGGCCATAGTCCTCGCCGCCTTCGAAGGTTGGAACGAACGGCTGAACGTCAGGCGTGAAGGTCCAGCCGAGGAGCCGATCCGCGTAGCCGGGCGGGAACTCGACATGGCCCTGTCCGTCGACCGTGATGGGGCCGAGGAAGAATCCGTCGCCCCACCCGACCATCGTCACGCCCGCGAAGGGGACGAGGGCGCCGGCGTTGGTCACCAGCGGGAGGGACGTCGACGTGGTGATCGCCTCCCCCGTCGATGTTTGGATCGCATCGCTGCCGACGAAGTCCGCGAGCGGGATCGCGCCGTCGAGATAGACGCTGTCGTCGACCGCTTCGACGGTTTCGGTCCCGTCGTAGCTCACGGAGAAGAGCACCGCCCCGAACTTCGCGCAGGCGGCCGTCACCATGCCGGTCGACGTCCACGGGAACCACCCGACGAAGTCCGCACCATCGGCGTAGCTGCCGGCGACGACGGTGCCGTCGCTGTTGACCACGTAGAGCATGCGCCCGGGCGCGGCCGCCGAGCCGTCGGCCACCGCGATCGACAGAGGGTTGTTGAAGAGGTCGGAGTGGCTCTCCGAGAGTGACGTGACCTGGTACGGGTTGTTCGCGGCGCCCGTCGAGACGATCGCGAGGATGGCCTTGTTGTCGGCGCCGACAAAGAGCACGGCCGCCTCGGCGAAGACCGCGTGGACGTTCGCGGCCGCCTTCGCGTCGATCGGCTTGAAACCGGAGTTGCCGTTGGTGAACGGGTTGCTCGGCGAAACCTCGAGGTAGAACGTGCCGGCGTCGCTGATGACGAAGACATCGCCGGTGCCGGCGAGCACCTGGTACACGCGGCACGGCTTCGGCACATACGTGAAGATCGCCGCGTCCGCGGCGCTGGCGGCCGTGTCGAAGTCCTGCTCGGCGCCGATTCCCGAGGCGAGGATCGCGTGCTCGAACTGCGGCCAGTCGCAGAAGATCAGGCGCTGCAGCTCATAGGCCACCGAACCGGGATACCCGCGCAGCGCCGACATGAAGGCCTCCTTCCACTGGAGGGAGGGGCCCGGGCTGATGACGGCCTGCGAAACGACCTTGCCGCGCGAATTGGCGGCGACGAGATACTCGTCGACCTCGAACCCGGTGAAATTGTCGAACACGACGATGTCGAGCTTCTTGCCCGGCACGTCGATTCCGACGATCTCGCCGGACGTGGAGGTCTGGTCCCCCTCGAGCGTCTCGCCGACGATGTAGCCGTCGACACTGTCTAGGGTGACCCGGTACGTCGGCGGCAGCTCCTCGATGACCGTCGCGCTGGCGTGCTTCGTGTCGGTCACTGCGGTGATCTGCATCTGCCGCTTCATCCACGTGAACCGCACCCCGACGTGCTGAGCGACGAAGATCGCCGCGCTCGCGACGAGCGTGATGTTTCCCGTGGTGGCGCTCGGCTTGAGCGTGATCCCGAGATCCGCGAACCGGTGGAACGGCTCGAACCGCCGCCCGGCCGCGAGCGTCTGGAAGTCGTAGTCGAAGCGCGTCCAGGTGCCGGCGTCCGGATCGTATTCGATGTACTGCGGCCGCATCCCGCGCGCGGCGACGTAGATCCTGCGTCCCACCGGGGTCCACGAGATGTTGGCGAGGGTCGCTGCGTCCCACGGGCAGCCCGTGATGTTCGCCACGATGCCGCCGTTCTGCAGTCGCGCGGTGAAGCGGCCGACGGCGAAGGTGATGTCGAAGGTGGCGCCGGACACCGGTCGGATCAGGTCGTGCTGCCCGGCGTCGAAGTAGACCACGCGGCGGCCCGATCGGCGCTTGAGGCCACCCGTGGGCGGCGAGCGCATGTTCTCCGCCTTGAGGAGACCGGCGTCGAAGATCTTCTGATCGACGCGGCGCTCCGCGGTGCGGTTGAGTTGGCCGGCGGAGAAGTCGACCTGGCGCCGGAAGTTCTTCGGGATGCTCACGCGCGTCTCATCCGCCGGGCTGCGGTCGCGCCGCCCTGATAGACGTTCGTCGATGGGTTCTCGCTGGCGGTGACCTGTTTCGCGTTGGCCAGCGCCCACTCGGCCTCCTGAAGCCGCTTCGACGCTTCGCCCAGATCCTCGTTGAGGCCGCGGAGACAGCCGACCTCGATGTACAGAGTCAGGACCCGGGTGGCCTGCGCGTGCCAGTTCTCGTCGGCCTCGGGCTGGCTGATGTATTCGACCTGGACGTCGCCCGTGGAGCCGTCCGCGTCGAGCACGATCGCCTTGCCGTAGATGCGGTACTCCGTCGTCGGGTTCCCGGCGATGAACACCTTTCGGAGGTGGAACAGGTCGGTGGGAAGCGCGAAGGCGTACTGCCATTCGACTGCCTCCACCGGCGTCGTGGGCACCAAGGTCGCCTTGCGCCGCCCGAACGGCCAGCCGTGGCCAGACAGGAGCTCCTCAACCCGGCGATCGAACTCAATTTCGACCACCTGCCATTCGTCGCTGCCGTCGTTCAGCGAGATCATGCTGTTGCCGGTGGCAACGAGCGCGCGATTTAGGATGGTCAGTTTGTCCATGGCGCGGGAGCATCAGCGCGCGCCGCGTGCGCCGCAACGCACCTGTTCCCCGTGAAACACAAAGGGCCCGGAGCGGCATGTGCTCCGGGCCCTTCTTGCCGTAGTGCAGGCGCAGCTATTCCGTGGTGCGGTCTTCTGCCTGGCCGTCGCCGGCGGCACCGCGCGCGACGTCGGCGGTTTCGGCCTTCGTTCCCGTCTCGACGACGGGGCCGGTGTATTCGCGGTTCTCGACGAGCGCCCGGGCGCGGCCGGTCCAGTCCTGCTCGAAGATCACCTGGGCCGACTTGCCCGGGGTTGCGGCAATGGTGGAGAGCTTCGTGGGGGTGCTGCCGGCGAGCTGCTCGAGCGTCGTGATGCCTGCGAAGCGGAGCTTGCGTGCGATCTTCGGGCCGATGCCGGGGATCTGAGCGAACGGATCCTCGTCGTCACCGTCGCGATCGGCATCACCCTCACCAGCGGCCCGCTGCGCGGCCGCGCGGGCGGCGTCGTTCTGCGCCACCACATCGGCGACCGTGTCGCCCGGCCTTGGGTCCCGATCGTTGCCGAGGCTCGGATCGGACCCCGGGCGTGCCGGGACGAGAGTGGTATCGGCGGCGACCGACGACAAAGGGGCGGCCGCCGCCGTGCTCGCGAATGCGGAGTTCGCGTCACCTGCGCGGCCGGACGCCGGCGCCGCCGACTTCGGGGGCTGCCACTGCGGCGGCCAACCTGCAGGCTCACGGAGCGCGTAGCGACCGCGGCCGTTCTTGACCGTTTCCTCGGCAGTGATCGCCGGCTGGTCGAAGAAGCGGGGCTCGCCGCCCGGCTTCCAGCCGTCGGGACCGGGGTCGCCGGTCGTGTCCCAAACCCTCACCACCTTGACCATGTTCGATCGAGCTCCGTTGGACCTTGTTAACTTTCGCGGCCAGACAGGAGGACGCGAAGGAGCCGCTACATGCGCGGCAGTTCGGCCATGAAGGCGCGATAGTTGATGCCGGTGGCGATGGCGCCGGCGACGACGGTGTAGAGCCGGACGTAGCGGTACACGACGTCGTTCTGCTCGTTGCTGAACAGCAGCTCGTAGCGGCCGACGAGCGAGTCGATGGCGCCACCCTGCCGGACCTCGGTTGCACCGAGGTTGAGCTGCCCGAGGTTCTGGATGTCCGAGGCGAAGGTCGCCGAGGACGAGCCCTGGACAATGATGTCGTACTCCTCGTCGTTCGAAGCGATCTCGATCGCGGTCAGGTCGATCACAACGACGGCGTCGATCCGCGCCTGCCCGACATCAAGAATTCGCGCCGCGGAAGCGACCTGTGCGGCTGCCGAGGCGGCCACCAGACCTGCATCCTTCATCAGGAGGAGCGCGTCGAAGCTGTAAACCCTGCGACCCATCGTGGTCTTCTCCGGTTGTAGAGCGAAGGCGGCCGCGCGGGGCGGCCGACCGATGCGCTAGGCGACGATCGCCGCGTTGGTGACGGACGTCAGGCGGGCGCAGCAGTACGGGTGCTCGTCGGCCAGACCGACGTCCCACTCGAGGTGGCTGCGGTACGTGATGTCGTCCTCGAGGAGGCCCATGTCCTTCACCGAGAGCGGGACAATCTCGATGCCGTGGATGCCGTCCTCGGCGAACCGGACCAGGTAGACGGAGCCGGTGACGGCCGAGCCGCCGCCCGACGCGACCTCGTCGAAGTTGAGGAGATCGCCCTCGGGCTCGCGCTCGTAGCCGAACAGGATCGGCCGGCCGGCGTAGGACATCTTCGGCGTGCCGATGCCGTCCCACGTCTGCATGACGAAGCCGGTCAGCGAGGAGTTGCGCGCGGCCGCGGTCCACAGCGGGATCGAAGCGCGCGGCGCGATGAAGTGCGTGCCGCCCTTCACCATCATGATCAGCTGGTCGAGCTTCGCGAGGGACAGCGCGGCGCCGCCGGACGATGCCGAATTGTGGATCGTCCGGGTGTTCGTCTCGGTGCCGACCGTCCCCTTCTGCGCGATGCGCTTCTTGAGGCCGTTGAACTCGCGCGGCTCCGTCGTGTTGTCGCCGTTCATGAAGGTGTTCGCCCAGAGGCGACCCGCACGCTTCAGCGACAGCTTCTCCTCGATCGCGCGGCGACCCATGCCGTGCCGGCGGATGATCGCCTTGTCGACGTCGCAGTTCCAGTCGAGCGGGAAGCTCGCTTCCTGCTTCGGCGAGATGCGGCCCTGGCCGGAGCCGGCAGGCTCGTTGATGCCGCGGAAGGCCATGCCCGACGGCATGGCGGCTTCCTCGTAGGTCTCATACGCGGCGCCGGAGAATCCGACGATCGGGATCGCTCCGAAGATGTCGGACGATGCGGCGAAGACCTCGATCATCGGCCGCTGAATGTTGGCCATGTCGAGGCTCTTGGCATACTCGACGAGCGTCATGGTCGCCATGTAACGTCAGCTCCTTAGGCCGCGGCTTTCTTCGGCGCGGGCGAGTTGTCCCGGGCGTAGTTGATGCGATCCGTCTCGCTCATCCGCGCCCACTGTTCCTCGGTCAGCTGAGGTTTCCCGCCTCCGCCGCCGCCGCCCTTGTAGCCGTTGCCGCTGGCCCCTTTTGCCTTGGCGATCAGCTTCTCCATGCCCTCGAACTGCGCGGCGGTGAACAGCACCCCCGCGAGCTGAGAGCCCACGTCTTCGCCGAGCTCGGCGACCAGGAACTCGCCAACGGCCTTGATGCGGGCCGGCGCCTGGGTGCCGAGCTTCTCCATCTCCTTGGCGTCGCCCGCCTGGAGCGTCTGGAATGATTCCGCCTCGAGCGCAGCGCGCATTCCGATGAGCTCGGAGAACGCCTCCTGCGAGAGGCCGTGCTTCTTCGCGAAGGCCTGCGCCTCCGCAAGGAGCGGGTCCTTCGGATCGACTGCGAACTCGAACCCTTCCGGCTTCTTGAACGCCGCGGGGAGCTCCGCCTTGTAGTCTTCGGGCTTGGCCGGCACGCCCTCGAGCCGCTTCCTCGCCTCGGTGACGAGCGCCTCGTTCTCGGTCCGGAACGAGCGATCGGCCGCGGTGTCGCGAAGCAGGTCTTCCCACTTCGGCGCCTTCGCGGCTTCGTCCCAGTACTTCGCGTCGAGCCCCTTCGGGATCTCGACCGTGGAGCCACCGGCGCCTGCCGCGGCTGCGGCGGCTGCGGCGGCCGCGGCGCTGTCCCCCTCGCCCGCGCCACCGCCGCCGGCGCCCTCACCTTCCGGTGCGAGCAGCGCAGTCGAAGCGAGTAGCAGGGCGAGGAGCCGGTTCATGTCTTCTCCAGGGGAACCCGCCGCCCGGGAACCCGCGTCGGCGAGGGGGTCGCTTGGAGCCCAGCCGCCAGGTTGATCAATTCGCGGGCGAAGATGCGTTTGCCGTTGTGGGCCTGCAACGCACTGGAATCCCCAACGATGGTCTCGCGCAGGACGCCGTCGAGGGAATCGAGGATCTTCTGTCCGTCCGGGCCGCGGAACACGCGCTCCCAGGCTTCTCGCTGCTCGTCGGTCACTGCGGTGCTCCTCCGCCCGCGGCCGGCGGCGCGAGCTGCTGCTGGACGCCTGGCGCGGCCTCGAGCGTCTTCTGGATCAGCGCCGCGGCCTCCTCCTCGGAGCGGAAGGTGATGATCTTGTCGCCGAGTTTCTCCTTGAGCGCCGTCGCGGTCTTCACCGGGTCGACGACGGTCGCCATGAACTGCGGGAAGAACGCGTTGAGGATCTCAAGAAGGCGGGTCGCCATCGCGACCTCCTGCTGCTCGAGCGCCTTGGCCGCGGGGTTGCTCGGCCGGCAGACCAGCGGCTTGCCCTCGTATTCGTAGGGCTGGACGGTCTTCCGCCGCTGGCCGAGGAACCGGAACCGGTTGAAGATCTGGACCGGCCCTTCGTTGAAGAACTTCGCGCCGGGAGTGCCGAGCCGCCGCTGCGACTTCGCCATCTCGTCGGCCCACTGCGTGGCCGTCGGCGGTGTCTTCCCGGCCTGCTCGGGGTAGTCGGCGAAGTGCTTCCGGCGGATCGACCGGCGGAGATCCTCGGTGGTGAAGAAGCCGAGGTTCACGTCGCCGGCAAAGTACAGCGGCACGATGTCGTTCGGCCCGCCGCCCGGCCGCTTCGGGTAGGCCATGCCGTCCCGAATGCCGCCCTCAAAATTCATGATCCCGTCGTCGGGGAATGCGAAGGGCGGGTTCATGGACGTGAGACCGCGGTTCTGCTGCGCCTCGGTCAGGGCGTCGAGTACGCGCAGGTCCGGCAGCGCCTTGATGGACGGGCCGTTGCCGAAGGCATGCAGGTTGTCCGGAGCGAAGCGCGCGACGAGGAGCTCCACCGACCCTTCGCCCTTGCGATCGCCATGCCACACGACCTCGCCGTCGAGCATGATGACGGCAGTCCACACCTCGTCCCCGCGGACGTTCCAGTCGCGCCAGAAGCCCCACGCGACGCGTACGTATTCGTTGGGCTTCTTCTCGATCTTCTTGGCGAAGTGGGCGGGAATCTCGACGTTCGGGATCATCGCCCGCAGCGAGCGGTAGCGGATGTACTTCACCGCGAACCGGTCATCCACGTCGCCGCGGGGGCCGACATTGATCTCGAGCTCGCGGATCGGCACGTGCTGGACGCGGATCGGCAGGTGCCCGCTGTCCTCGTCGACCCAGAGGCCGATCGTGCCGACGCCGATGTCCGGCGTCAGTGCCGTGCCGAGCTCGGCATCAAGGTTGGAGCTCCGGATCTCGTCGAAGACCTGATCGTCGACCGCCTTGGCCGCGGCGACCATCTTCGCCTTGTCGGCCTTCTTGACGTTGGCCGTCGGCATCGACTGCACCCACGGGATCGCCGGCGGGAAGAACGCCGTCAGCACCTCTGTCGCGAAGTCCTCGTTCGCCTCGGTGCCGACGCCGGTCACCACCTGTGTTTCGTCGTCCACCTTCGTCGTCGGCGGAGAATCGGAGCGAACCTGCCGGTAGAGCCGCGGGTTGGTGAAGAAATACGCCTCGCGGATATCCTGGGCGACGCCGTCCTTCTGCGCGCGGGCGTCGGCGAGGCGCTGGTTGGCCTGGTCGCTGATCGCCTTGAACGGGGACGCCATCAGCGGCTCCCGAACCGGAGGAACGAATAGCCCTGGCGCGAGGGTAGGCGCCACATGGAAGCCACGCCTGTCGTTCCGCCGCCACTGCCTGCGGCGAGGCCGCCGGCGGCCGAGGAGGTGGGGCTGGAGATGCGGGTGCCGAAGGTCCGCATGAGGATCGCGTTGCGCTGCATCACGCGATCGCGGACGGAGGAGATGCGCGCCTCGCGCGCCCGCTCCTCCTCGTCCTCAAGGATCCGTTCGTTCGCCGCCGCGGCGCTCGCCGTCGCCTGATTGGCCGATCGGCGGGCTTTCATGCCCTGCGTCATAGTCCGGTTCCCGCTGGTAGATCGTCGCGCCTTCGCGCAGCAAATCTCGCAGGAAGCGACCGGCCCGCAACGCACGGCTTTTCGAGCCGATCATGGCGGAGACCTCGGATACGCAAACGGCGATCGGCTGCCAGAAGCCCCGGCCGTCCGCCGGCGTCGCATATTCGAGCACCCGAGCATCCCGCATGAAGTGCTGCATGTGGGCGTCGACCCACGACGGCTGGCTGTCAGGGACGACTGCGATCTGGCTGCCGTCGAGCGCGTAGTCGTAGAAGACCCAGGTCTTCTGCCCCGGGATGAAGCCGAAGCAGTTGACGTGCTTCCACCGGCCGAGCGGGAGCCGCTGGACCCACCACGTCGGTGAGGTTCGATGAAAGCACACGAACCACACCGGCGGGTGAAGCTGGACGAGTTGCCAGGGCATCAGGCGTGCTGGACGGCCACGCAGACGTTCAGACCGCCTTCGACCCTCTGCGGCTGGAAGATGGCGCGGTTGTAGGCCATGAACGCCTCTTCCATCTTCGTCCGGGCGATCGCCAGCCACCGCTGGTCGACCGCGAGGCCGTTGCCGCCGATCTTGAGCTCGTCCATGTCGCGGAGGATGAACTCCTCCACGTGCTTGTTGTGGTTCACTGCATTGATTGCAGCGGCCGGTTGCGTCGGCTTGTAGCCGGCGACCTGCAGGCCCTTCTGTTCTGTTTCCTGGGTCATTGACCTCTCCGATAATTGCGGCTGGCGGGTTTGGTGCTGACGGGCGAGGGCCGCGATTCCCGCCCCACCATCGTGAGCCCGGCGCCTTCGCCGAGCTCGAGGTACTGGCCGGCATCGGCGTAGTCGGAATACCGGTCCTTCACCGGCTTCCGCTCCGTCATCGGCGCCGGCCGTTCGTTCGCGTAGTGGTAGCCGCCGCCCATCGCCGTGCGGTACCGCGAGCAGCGCGGCGAGACGAGATAGGCAGGGCGGCCGCCGATCAGCCGCGAGAGCTGGAACTCCAGCGCCTCGATGCGGGTCTGGATGTTGTTCTGCTTCACCGGCGCCGGCCGAACCATCAGGCCGTGCTTGTGGAAGACGTCGTAGGCCGTCTGTTCGTCGGCCTGGGTGCCGTCCTGGCCCTTCGGGTCGCCCCATACGCGGAGCTTGCCGCGGCCAAGGAACACCCACGGATAATGGCGGGCGATGAGCTCCCGCACGACGGGCGCGAACTTCGTGGCGCCGGCGTTCTCCATTCCGGCCTCGAACTGGATCTGCCGCTGGCCGTTGATGGTCTGCGAGAACAGCGCTGCCGGCCGGCGACCGAAGTCGAGCCCGACCGCGACGTCCTCGCCGGCGACGGGCTCCAGCGGCACGGTCGAGGCGTGCATCTGCTCGTCCCACGACGGGTAGACCGGATCACCTTCGACCGTGGCGACGATGCGATTGCACAGGTTCGCCCAGATCCACCGGATCGTTTTCCCGCGGCGGGCGCGGTCGTAGTACTCCTCGCCGTTGTCCGTCTCGACCTCGTAGTTGGTAAGCCACTTGAGGTTCTCGGCCGCGGGATTCAGCCGCCAGTCGATGATCCGGTTGGCCGCGTCGCGGACCTCGAACATCGCCGGCGGCTGCACGTAGTACTGGAACCCGGGCGGCCGCTTGAACGCCTCTCGCCGATCGAAGCTCATGTCGTCCGGCAGGGCCGCCTCGCCCATCATCAGCGGCAGCCAGTGATTGTCGCCGGGCGCGTTCGTGTCGGCGATCGACCCCGACCACTTCGACCCGCCATCGATCGCGCGCGGGAAGCGGCCAACGCGGCCGTGCGCGGCGAAGAAGCTCTCCATCGACGTGAACTCGAGCTCGTTCCAGTACCAGCCGGTCGGCTCGAGCGACTTGAACATGGCGTCCGAGGAGGAATCGTCCTGGGCGCCGAAGAAGACGTCGAGCTCGATGTCGCCGACGCGGATCTCGTGCCGGTACGGCCGCTCGCCGGTGAACAGCTTCCCGTAGAGGCGCTCCGGGAAGTACTCCAGCCAGGTCTTCAGCGTGGTCGTGAAGATGCGCGGGTAGCTTTCGCGCATGATGAACCAGCGCGATCGCCGCTTCAGCACGCCGCCGGTCGTGGAATAGTTCTGCTCGACCGCGTGCCGCCAGATCCGCTGCACGCTCGCCACCGTCTTGCCGGAGCCCCAAGGGCCGCGGATGACCGCGATCGGCGAGCTGTCGAGCAGATAGTCGACGAGCGTTTGCCCGTTCGGCGCGTAGAGGATCCGCCCCTCAGGGTCGCGCTGGATCGTAGGGCGGACGCGGGCCGGCGCGTTCATGCCCGGATTTTCGCCATTCGCTTCGCAACGCCGGCATCCAGCTCGTCGTGCCGATACCCGCCGTTTTCCCTGCGGTCCTCCCTCGGCAACGCCTTCATCGCTTTGCTCGCGAAGCCGTCCTGAAGCATGAGCGTGCCGCCGTAGTCGCGCAGCACGACGCGGCCGTCGACGCGCCCCCAGTTCTCCAGCTTCGTGTCCTGCGCCCACCGCGGGATGCGGTCAGGAAGCTCTTCGAACCGCACGTCCTCGGCGTATCGCTGCACGAGGACCGACCCGGCGCCGCCGATCAACAGGCACGGCGCCAGCCAGGCGCCGGCGTCCTGATAGCGCGCGATCGCCCAGGTCTCCCACTCGATGACGTTCGAGAAGTTCGCGGCGCGCGTCTCGAACTTCACGACGTAGCGGGGGTCGACGGCGCACCGGAACACCTCCCGGAAGACGCCCCCGCCGAGACGCGGGCCCAAGATCGCGCCGAAGAAATCGCGGCTGATCGTGCCGGCGAACTCCTCGTGGTGCTCGCGCAGAAACTCCGCGTGGCCCTTCATCAGTCGATGACCTCGATGCGGACGCGCTTCGCCTTGAGTTGCCCGAGGAGGCCGGTGCGGGCCGCCTTCGCGTTGCACTCCGCTTCGGTCGCGGCCAGCGTGTCGAAGAACACGCCTTGGCGGCCTTCGGCGATCCAGCCGGGCAGCAGGTTCCCGAGCCGCTGCCCCAGCGCATCGAGCGCCGAAAGCGCCATCGCGCGCGCCTCGTCACCCCGGCCGGGCGGCAGCTTCGCGATCTCCTCGAGGACGAGCGCGGCGTAGGCCGAGGAATCGCGCTCGGCAGGCGCGGGCGCCGGCGGCGTCACCCCGACGAGGATCGGCGGGTGAAGGTTCGCCAGGATCTTGATCTCGACCGCGGCGCCCGTCGCCATCGCCTCCAGCTCGCGCGGCGTCGCCTCCCAGTGCGTGACGAGCTGCGACACCTGCCGCGGCGCGGCCTCGCCCTCGAAGGTGAGTTCGGCCATCTCCTGCCGGATCGGCAGGCCGATGAAGCCCTGGGAGCGGCCCGCGACCTGGGTCGCTCCCTCGATGCGCTTCGCCAGCATCAGGCGGCGCGCCGCCGGCGCATGACGTCACCGTCCGCGACCATCGGCTGCGCCTGCTCGGCGCGCATGAACAGCGGCCGGAACGACGCCGAATGCTCGAAGCCCGACGTCTGCACCTTCCCCAGGTCCAGCCCGGCGCCGGCGATGAACCCGAGCGCCCGCTGCAGATCGTCGTTGCAGCGCGCAAGGTCGACCCGCGCGTCCCTCGTCTGCACCCGCGCCTCGTCGACGTCGGTCGCCAGCGCATCTGCCCGTTGCTTCTGCGCGTTGAACGCCTCGTGCGTACGATCCGCCATCATCTTGTGATGGTCCGCCATCCGGACCGCGGCATCGCGCTCCTCGGTCAGTCGACGCACCTCGGCCTTCTCGGCTTCAATGGCGAGCGCCGCCTCGCGAAGGTTCTGCCGAAACACCTCCCCCGCGCTTTCGAGTTCCGCGATCCTCGCTAGCAATGGCGCCGTGTGCGTCTCGATCACCGACCCCAGCTTCGCAACGACCACCGTTGCCTGCTGATCCGCATCCTTCGTCGCGGCCGCCGCCGCGTTCGTCGTCGTTTTCCTCATCGTGAGCCCCTTCGCTCAACGTCGCCGGCACCATTGCCGCACGACAGACCGCAGAAATCCGCCATCCCGCTCGAACAACGGCGATGTAGAAAAACTCTCGCAGGCGGTACGAATTGAGACAGCGCGCCCGTTTTGCCCCCCACCCCCGCCCGCGAGCGCGCGTGCACGAAGGCACCCCCCTACCCCCCTCACCGAGGGCGCTCCGGCAGGCGTTCCGAGCCCGACGCGGGAACGGACGCATGTTCGATCAATGGCTTAGCCGCATTCGGCATCAGCTGCGGAGGCTGTTGCTGTCCCTGCGCGTACTGCGGATCGACCGCGATCACGTAGCCCGGCTGCTGGTTGATCTGGACCACGACCTGTGGCCCGCCGCCTCCGTCCTCGCGCCCGTCCGTGAGGAGGAACTTCGAGGCGTTGAAGGCCGTGGGTCGGTGCGCGTCCTGGTCGGATAGCTCGATCATCCTCACGAGGGCCCGGGGCCGCGCTCCGGACCTCAACACCTCCAGCTGCTCGTTCCAGAACTTCATGATCTCTGGATTGGAGAGGCAGTCTCTGAGGTACGGGTCGCCGATGCCTGCGAATGCTGCTGCCTCTGCCCGGCGGAGCGGCTTGCCGGCGTGGGGGCCTTCGTCGGGCCCGAAGACCATGGCGAGGATTGCGGTGCGCACGGACGCTGTGAGGCGTGGCGCGGGCGTCTTGCGGCGGCGTTGTGTGCCGCGCTTGCCGACGGGCACGCCGCGGGTGTGGTGGATGGCCGGGAGCGGAGGCATGGGGCGGAGGATGCGCAGCGGGTCGGCCGCGCCTCAACGCACCGGCGGGTCGGTCGAGGGAGTGGGGAGCCGCGCGAGGGTCAGATCAGGGGGCGGCATTTTTCGGCGCTTGTCCAACGCACTGGCGCGGCACGGGCCACGAGCCCTAGAGCCGCCTTGGTTTCTGGAATACACTACCGATCTGGTCGTGATTGACACGATTGTGGCCGAGGCTGGTTCCGGAACGCGCGCGAAACGCCACGATTTACGCGATGGAAGCAACATTCTCAGACTTTATTGCGCTTTTAGTGCTTGACGGCACCTCCGGCCTATGGTTTGGTCCGTTCATCGGCACCGCCGAGCCTGTTCCAGCGGGTCCAGAACCGGAGACACCAGATGCCCCTCAACCTTCCCACCCATGGCGCCCGGATCGTGTTCGACCGCGTGCCGCGCGGCTCCTACGCCACCGCCGGCGATGCGTACCTCGTGGCGCTTTGCGGCCGCGGCGGCGACGTCCGCCTCACCCGCATCGACGCGCCGACCGTGGGGACGTTCGATCGGCCCCGCGCCTATGACGTCGCCGCATGGCGCGTGGCGGAGTAGCGGCAATGACCCTGACCGACGCCATCGCCATCCGCGACCTGGCCGCCGACGAGCTCGATGCGATCAAGAGCTACGCCCTCGAGAACGGTCGTCTGTGGAAGGCCGACCTTGCCGCCGACTGGTACAACGCCCGCGCGATCGGCGAGCGCGGCGCGATCCTCCACGCGCTGCGCAATGATCCGCGGTGGGGCCACGAAGGCCTAAGGGCCTTCATCATGCCGGCCGGAGTCTGGCCGTCGACCAAGCGCCGTCGCGCCTGACGCAGCGCGTGAGCCGGCCGGCTTCGGTCGACCGGCTCCCCGATGCACCCGGCATCCGGATCGTTCCAGCGATCCGCCCACGAACGGAGACAGACCATGAGCTTCTACAATCGCCACGTTCCGAGCCTGAACGGCATGACGCCGACGGTGCCCTTCCGCGTCGTCCAGATGATCGAGCGCCGCATGGTGACGACGGAAGTGCAGCCCGAGAACTTCGCGGCATGGTGCGACGTCCGCGGGATCGCGGTCACGGGCCGGAACACGAACCCCTCGCAGCGCGCCGAACTGCAGGGCCAGCCCCGCCTGGCCGGCTTCTGCGGCCCGATGTGGGATGGCGACGCGATCCGCTACGAGGACCGCGCCACCAACGACGAACTCAGCCAGTAGGGGGGCGACGATGACCGAAGCCGAACGCGCCCGCGCGCTGATCTGGAAGCACACCCACCGGGACTTCCGCAGCGATGCGGGAGAACCCCGCGCGATCCTCGTCCTTCGTGCTGGCGCCACGACCGTGGTGCCGCTCGAACTGCTGACTGAGGAGGAGGTTGCACGGCTGCTGCCGCCTGCGCAGCGCAGCGAGGCCCGCGCCGCCGAGCGGAGGGTGGGTCTATGAGCGCCGGTCGGTCGTTCCAGGCCGATCCGGACTGCGCCGAGCACGGTGAAACCCCGGCGCCGGCGGAGGAGCTCACGCCGATCGGCGTGCAGCTCGTCATCCCCGGATGCGAGCGCCGCGAGCCCGACGCCGGGCCCAAGCAAGGCAGCCTCTGGTAAAGGAAGGGTGGGCCCGAGGGTTCCAGCCCCCGGGCCCGCTCGCTGCGGTCGGAGACACCCCACCACATCGAGCATCGAAGGAGCATAGCGAATGCCGATCAAGCTTCCAGCACGCAAAGTCACGGCGCCAGTCGTTCCCAGGCCCGACGCTCCCGAGCACGAGCGCGCACGGTACTGGCGCGAGAATGTCGTCGGTCTGTCGCGCCGCGAGCTCGCCGAGCGCATCGGCATGAGCGAGTCCCGCATCATGGACATCGAGGCCGGCCAGGTCCGCGGCGATGGCCGCGCCATCGAACCCGACGCCATGCAGCGGTACCGGCTGGCGTGCGCTGCCGTCACCCTCGGTGTGAAGTTCGACTGGCTGACGCTTTCGCTCTCGCCGGCGGCGCCAGTGCGAATCTTGGTCGGCGCGGAGGCGACCACGACGTCAAGCTCCGCGACGTGAATCGCGTGGGTTCGGTGGATTGCAGGTACGACGGCGGGCAACGGAATTCGCGCGGTTGACTGAAACGCGACTCGGTCTAAGCCTGTCCGTGTACCTGCGTTCGCTGCTCGTGTCGGAGCGATCCCCGGAAATCGCAGGATTTCCATGGCTTCCGACGCGCTGCGTGGCCCTGTGGACTCTTCGTCCCTGACCCACGGTTTGTGGTGTTTACGATCCGTAAGCGCCATATATTGTTAACTGGCGCAATGGTGGCGCTGGAAACGCATCGCCCCGCCTTTTGAGGGGCGGGGCGACAGGAGTAACCGACCGAAGCTGAATGGAACGTCCCAGGGGTCCCCGTCTCACCGAAGGCCCGCAAGACACACAGCACCCTTCTCGAAAAAGGTAGTGTGCGGGTTCGAATCCCGCCGGTCGGACCACTCCGTTGCTGCACCACATATGGTGCGTATGCGTTAATTTCCTACTCCGCGATGCCGCTCAGGTCGAGAGGTAGTCTGCAGCTCTCCCGCATCTGTCCCACCCCTTTTGGGGGTTCCCTCCACTACCTGCAGCTCTACGCCGAGCGGTCAGCCACGGAGTGGATCTCGCTAAGCGCAGCCGACTCGCGATAGTCTGACCCGATTCAAGACCGAGGCGAATTACATGGCCATCACCAACGCCAAGAGACTCCTGCTGCAGGCCTTGCATGAAGCGGACCCGGCCATGGCATCCGCCTTGGAGCCTGAGTTGAACGGGACGACCATCGAGGCGCTAACGACCATTATTTCTGCGGTCTCGCTCGCGAGGATCGCGAAGTCTTTGCAGGATTTGGTGGCGCGGCCTTAGCTACCTCCACGACCTGCAGCTGGACGCCAAGGCCCGCGAGCCACAGCGCCGTCGTGATCCGCCCCATCGTGCGGCCGCCGCGCTCCCGGCCGATCTCGAGCTTGCCGGTGTAGCCGTCCTGCATGCCGCTGATGTAGTCGATGGCGAGCTGACGCTCTCCCAGGGCACGCCGGCGCGCGGCCAGCAACCCGACGAGCTCGTCATACGTCGACGCGGTGCCCAGCACCTGCGGACCCGGCGGCGGAAGCGCCTTCTCGCGTCTAGCCGCTAGACGCTTTTCGTTCAGTTTCACCTTGTGGTTCTGCCAATATCGACGCTTGCGCTCGCGGTCTTTTCGCGCGCGCTTTTCGCGTTTCTCGGCTGGTGTCGTTGCCCGCGTCATTCCGGGCCCGGCTCGTCGATACGCGGTGCGAGATCCGGCTCGGCCTCGAAGCCCACCGGCGGCCTCGCCTTGCGCCAGGCGGCAAAGCGGTCCGTGCCGCCCGACTGGCGATCCTTCTCGCGGTCGATCTCCTCGCGACGGGCCGCGCTCTCGCGTTCCCATTCGGCGATCCGGGCCAGCGTCTTCTCGCGATCGCGCGCCGAGGGCGGGGGAGGCAGCGCCTTGGCCGTGAGGACCTGGAGGATCGACGCGCGCTCGGCCGACCACGGATCGGCGATCTTGCGCGCCTCCGCGTGGATCTCCGCGGCCGTGGGTGGGAATGCCGGATTGTGTCCGGCCACCAGGCCGCGCGCGAAGCGGCCGCAGGCTTCCACCACGGCGAACAGCGGGAGCTCGGCGAGCACCGAGCGATAGTTCCCGATCTTCGCCATGGCCGCCTCGTCCGAGGCCTTCGCCGTGGGAGTGAGCGCGTCGAACATCCTCGCGACCACAGCCCGGATGACGCTCTTGCCGCCCTCCGCGGGATCCCGGTCGCGTCGATCGAGCGCGAGGCCGAGGTGTTTCACGCGCGCTCGCAGCTGCTCGCGCAGCGCCTCCTCGGGCAGGCAGTCGGGATGGATCAGCATCCGCCCCGATTCCTCGCGCTGCAGCCCATTCCGGCAGGCGAGGAGGGCGCGGTTCAGATCCAGCGAGATCGGCACCGGCGGACGAAGCTGCCCCCCGCTACTGGTCGTCGTTTCGAGCTGATTGCCCATCGAAAAGCCCTGCCTCGTCCGCCATGATTTTTTGGTACCCCGTCAGCGCATCGCGACCGGTCGCCGGCGGCCCGCGGCCGCGGTGCTCGCCGTTCAGCCAGCCGAGTTCGAACCCCTGCCAGCCGCGCTCGACCATCATGTCGGCGGCGGCGTTCGGATCGGGCGCCTGGCGCAGCTTGCCGGCGAGGAGGGCGGCGCCGTGCGCCGTCAGCGGCTTCCGGATGCGCTGGCGATGCTCGAGGACGGCATCGGCTCGCCTGGCATCGAGGACGGCCACCAGCTCGTCCCGAGGCGTTGCCTTGCGCGCGGGCGATTTTTCAGCCGATGGAACATCGGCGGGGGGGTTAAGGGGGGGAAGGAGTCCAGAGGAAGGGGGACCATCAGGGGGGGATGTAACGTTACCGTCGCGTGACGTGCCCGTTACCGTAACGCCGCTGTCACGCTCACGATGGCGCCGTGTACGCGCGCGCTGCCCCGCCTTCCGGTGTTCGACCTTCTCCTCTTGCGCGGCGAGGAACTCGAGCGCCTCGCGCATGGCCTCGGGCGAAGTCATGGCCGCGATCCGCCGGAGGGTGGCGGCGTCGATCGTCATTCCGCGGCCTCGTCGTACTCACGATCGTGGCGGCCGCGGTCGCGCCCCCTGCCCCGCGCTGACTTTCCGAGCCGCGGTCCGCGGGCCTTGACCGTGTAGCCGTGCTTGAAGCGGACGCTCTCGAGGCGGGCGCCGGACGGTGATCCGTGCCCCTGGACGGTGACGACGTGTCCGCCCTTGATCCGGTAGGTCAGGCCGTCGTGCGAGAACGCCGAGGCGCCGGCTCGCGCGGCTTCATCCAGCCCGGGCGTCTCCGCCACGATGCGGCGCAGCTCCTCGATCGGCACGCCGTGGGCGCGCTCGATGTAGCGCAGCAGCGCGTGGTCCGAGATCTCCACGCTCATCGGATGGCAAAGCCGGCGTTCCGCGGTCCGATCGGCGCGGTGCAGCACACGCGGGCATGTGCGCCGCAGTACGGCGCGCCGTCGCCCTCGATCGGCCGGCCGCAGACCATGGCTTGGTCGATCGGCGGGACCGGCCCATTCGCCCACATCGGGAACTTGCACTGCCCCGACGTCTGCAGGACGAACGCGACCAGCCCGTCCGCTGGGAGATCGCCGAGCCTGGCGACGCGCCGGGCCTCGAGCGCGAGCGACGAGGCGTTGAAGCTCTGCTCGGCCGGGTTCCTGGCCTTCTCGCGCGCCGCGGCGGCCTTCGTCGCGATCCCGCCGGGATTCGCACGCTTCTCGGGCTTTGCCTGCTTCTCTGGCTTCGGCCCGGTCTTCCTGCGCTCGGCGCCGGCGGTCCGGTTGCGATGGATGATCCCCATCACGACGTTGCGCGTGACGCCGAGCTCTTTCGCGATCTCGGTGGCGGACTTCCCGCCGGCCCAGAGGGTGAGGATCCGCTCCTTGCGCGCGTCCATCATTTGGGCGTCGCCTCCGGCTGGAAATGCTTGCGATAGATGCGCACGAAGCGATCGACCGCCTCGGCGAGGGGCATCTGAAACTTGCGGTAGGGCTGCTTGAGCTTCCGGCCGCCGGCGTGGAGCGAGTAGCTGACCGTCTGGTTCAGCCCCTCCACGTCCTTCTGCAGGCGGATCGTGAGGCCATCGCCTGTCGCCGCGAACGAGCGCGGCGTGTCCATGTCGATCGGCGGGAGGTGCTTCGGCCACGAGCTCATGTCGCGGCCTCGACAGTGACGGTGACGCCCGGCCTGTCGCCGTAGCGCTTCCAGATGTGCAGGTCGCAGACACGCGCGTCGTCGACCCACACCACGCCCTTGATGGCGTCCTTGATGAGCTTCGCGAGGTTGTCGACGTCGGGCGTCGAGATCTTGAAGGCCGCGCCTGGCAGGCCGCGTTTCCTCGCCGACATCGACGCCGGCCACGCGTAGACGAACATCGCCTTCATCACGAGCGGCCCGTCGAGCGGCGCGCGATCGCCCATCGCCCGCATGGCGAGGTCCTTCACGGCGCCCATGTAGTTGCGCTGCCTGGTGGGCGTGAAATGCCGGGTGCCCCTGCCGCCGGCCCGGGCCCAGGGGACGCAGTCCCCCGGCACCCGGAAGGTGATCGTCACGGCGTGGGCGGCACTGGCGGCATGGCGGCCGCGTCCTGCGCAGCGAAGGCGGCGCCGGCGGCCGTGGCGACCGGATCGGCGTCGTGTCGATCTTCCTGACCGTCTTGCTGGTCGGATTCCTCGACATCGGCTTCGCCATCATCGAGCGGCAGCGGCGGCTCGTCCTGCTTCGCCCTAATCTCCGCCTTGCGGTCCGCGAAGTCCTTCGTCGTGGCGAAGACGATCAACGCCTGCTCGGCGCCCATGAGGTTGCCGACCGCTTCCTCGTCGGCCCGGGCCTCGTACGTGCCCTTCAGCTTTGCGCCATCGATGGTGAATTTGCCGAGGGTGATCACCATCGCCGGGAAGCCGACGTCGCCGACGATCAGCACTGCGTTCCGGACGACGGTCTTCGCGATGAGATCGGTCGCGTTGATGATCCGGGTCTGGTTGTACTCGTCGAGCTGGTCGAAGGGCTTGTCGAGCGACCGGATGAGCTTCATCAGGTCGTTGTGGACGTCGCCCTGCAGCGTCTTCGACCGGTAGTCGAAGAGCATCCCGTCGAGCGCCTTGTCGACGCCGGCGGAGATCGCATCGCGCAGGTCGGCCTCTCGCGCCTCAACGTCCTCGCTCATGGTCTCCGCCGCCTTCGCGGCTCTGGCTCTGCTCATTTCCGCCTCGCTTTCGTCAGCTGTTGAAGTCGCGCCTCGGCCCATTCCTGCCGCGCGATCCACTTGTCGGCGCCGCTATGCGCGCGCCTGATCCGCCAGCGCGCGAGCGCCGCGAAAAGGGTCAGCAACCACCGCATTCCGCCTCCTCAGACGGCCTCGAGCCGACGGATCGTCTCCGTGAGCCGGGCCTGGGCTTCCTTGGCCGCCCGCAGCTCCTCGGCGCGGACCGCGTCGTCCAGCCATCGCGGCGCCGACGGGATCAGGGCGGCCAGCACGGCCGGGCCGTAGGCGCCGAGGAGCCGCACCAGGTGGCGGGCCTGCGGCAAGGCTGCTTCGGCGAGCCACTTCTCGACCGTCGTCGCGTTGATGCCGGTGTCGGCGGCCACGTTCGCCGCGGTGTCCCGCGCGTGTTGCCGCCGCAGGAACGCGGCGAAACTCTCGGCGCAGGCCTCAAGTTTTTCCGCGCGCGACCGGAAGTTTTTCCGGTGAGTGTTTGAAGTCATTCGGACCGTCCCATCGCTAAATGCCAGCGATGGAACGGGGTCGAACGAAAGGGATGTTTGGAATGTCACGAGACACCTCCGACGACGCGTCGCGGCTGTGGGCGGGAACCTGTCGCCGCACGCGTCGGAGGGGTGGAGAGAATGGGGCGAGGGCGCGGAATCGAACCACGCTCGGCCGCGAGAGGGAACGCGCGACCGACCAGCACATGGCCTCGGGAAAGGCCGGCATTCGCGCCGGCGGTGTCCGTGCTTGGGAGGCTTCGGACGAGTTTCATGCTGCCGCCCTGTCGGCGGCAGCGACCTGCAAATCCCGCAGATGCGTCTCCGCCTGGGCGTGCGTCGAGAACCGGACCGGCAGCGTCTGGCCCTGCCAGACGACGGCGAACGCCGGCCTTTCGAGCATCATGTCGAGGAAGGCGCGCACGTCGGCCTCGCGGTCGACCAGCTTGGCGAACGCGTCCGCCAGCAGGCCGGCGTTCACGGCCGCGCGCTTCGCGTCTTCGAGGGTCTGGCGCAGCGCGAGCGACGGCTCCGGCGTCTTCGCGATGAACACTTCGAGCTGCGGGATGCCCATCGCCTCGCGCTGGGCGAATAGCCGGAGATCCACCGAGAGCTCGGCGAACGACCGGGCCGGCAACGGCGACGTGCCCGGCTCCACGAGGCGAACCACCCGCCCGCTCACGCCGCGTTGTCCTGGGCTGCGCGCACCTGCAGGCCGGCGGGACAGTCGCCATAGCCGCACGCGGTCTTGCCGGCCGTCGCCTCACCGCAGTGCGGGCACATCGACATCGGCTCGACCGACTGAACCGGCGCGTCGAACAGGTCCGGACGGAGCTTCCACTTCGGCACTGCGCCCGCGGTGGCGCGGTCGATCCGCGCCGCCATCTCGCCAGTCACCCGACCGCGGCGCTTCGCATCCCAGATCGCGTTCTGCGAGTAGCCGGTGAGATCCCCGAGCTTCTTCTCGGAGCCTGCGAGGGCGATCGCTTCTTCGACCAGTGGCCGGACGTCTGTGGTGTCGCTCATGGCGGCGAAAAGGAACACACTTCCGTGTTGGGTGTCAACACATACACAGATCGCAACGTGTTGGAATGCCAACACGGCCGTGTGTTATCCTTAGCTATGGACTTGGCAGAAAAGATACTTCGGCGCCGCGAGGAGCTCGGCCTGTCTCAGGCTCAGCTCGCCGAGCGCGCCGGGACCAACCAGCAGACGATCGACCGCATCGAAGGCGGTTCGAACAGCCGGGCAATCCCGCGCGTGCTTGAGGTGCTGCAGCTCGGGCCCGATGCAACAGCCGCGGTCACGCGCATCGTTCCCAAGCCGGTCCCCATCCCCGGAGAGCGCACGCCCCGCCAGCTGCCGATCTACGCCTCAGCAATGGGTGGCCCGGGCGAGATCATCATCAACTACGAGCCGATCGACTACGTCGCACGGCCAGATCCGCTCGCGTCTGTGCGGGATGGCTACGGCATGTATATCGTGGGCGATTCCATGAGCCCCGCCTTCGAGCAGGGCGACCTGGCGCTGGTGAACCCACACCTCCCGTTCCAGCGCGGCAATGACGTCCTCGTGTTCCGCGAAATGAACGGCGACGTCGCGGCGATTATTAAGCGCCTCGTTGATGCTTCGCGTGACCAATGGACGCTTCAACAGTTCAACCCACCCAAGGAAATCAAGGTGGACCGGGAGGAATGGCCGCGATGCCACGTCATTATTGGAAAGTACTCGCGGCGTTAGCTTTATCGACAGGACCAGCCGCGGCCCAAGTCATCGATTTCGATAACTGGGCCGTCACGCAAGGCCGCGACGGCATATTCTCGCTCGGAGCAGCCTCACTGGCGCTGACCGATGACCCATTCGACTTTGCACAGGTTGGATTCTTCTGTCGCGCAGACTCTCCGCTGTCGAGACTGAGCGTTGCAGGGGGGCGGACAACCGATCCCGCCACAACTGTAACGGTCTGGCAGCCGCAGTCCGCTCATTCGGTTACATTGGAGCTGTTTGCTGAGGGGGATTATCTGGTCCTCGACACAACCGCGCCTCAGGATATGTACGGCGATTTCTTCGCCGCGTTCGATAGCCCGTCGGGGACAACATTTCTAAGTGTTCGAGGACTGACATATAGATTCGACACTGACAGCTTCCCCGCGGCGGCCGCGCGCTTTTTCGCGCTGTGTTCCGGGATGTCCCGCTAGCCCACACATTCCACACACTTCTGTGTTGACACGTTAACACACTAACGTGTAGCGTCCTCCGTGTTGATCCCGGAGGACGTGATGACCGCTGCCGCTCCCGCCCCTGCACTCGCCGCCGAACCGATCCGGTTCGCACATGCGCCGAGCTACCGCGGCTACGGCACGGAACACCTCTCCGGCACATACACCGGCCCGGCGACCGCAAAGGACGTCGAGGCGCGGTTCTTCGGTCCCCTGGGCGGACGCGAGGCATGGGCCCGCGACGGCCAGTGGGGCTGTGTCGTCTACACCGACTAGGAGAGCACCATGCCCCGTCAGAGCGGCTACGCGTTCCGCATCGAAGGCTTCATCGTCGTCGATCCCGCCGACATCGACCGCGTCGGCGCCGTCGCCGCGGCCATCAAGAAGGCCCAAGCCGGCGACCTCGCCGACTTCCTCCCCCTCGCGAAGCTCGAACCGCTCGAGCTCAAGCCGACCTCGCGCATGGCGCCCGCGGACGGCGGAGCGGCCGTGGTCATGCCCGACCTGGTCGACCTCGTCCCGCCGAAGCAGTTGGCGGACGCGTAGCGCCATGCTCGCGGACCTCATCGCCCTCGCGAAGGGCATCATCGAGATCCTCGCCCTCCTGGCCTTCCTCGCCGCGTGGGCGCTGTGGGCCGGGTTCCTCACATGACGCCGATCGCCGCCGTGTGGGCCGTCACTGCCGGCCTCTGCCTGATCGCGGCCGCGCCGCGTGGCTTCGGCCCCTTCGGAGACGACTTTCATGCTTGAACCCGGCTTCTACCCCGACCTCCCGCCGGCGGACTACTTCGCCGATCCATGCCCGCGGCCGTCGCTCACGCAGTCGATCGCGAAGATCTTGATCGAGCGATCGCCGGCGCACGCCAAGGCGGCCCATCCGAGGCTGGCACCTGATCCGGAGCCGGACGACGATCCGGAGAAGGAGAAGTACAACGCGGCCGCGGCAATCGGGAACGCCGCCCATTCCATGCTCCTCGGCAAGAGCCGCGAGTTGATGATCGGCGACTTCCCGTCGTGGCAGTCGAAGGACGCGAAGGCCTTCAAGGCCGAGCACGAAGCCGCCGGCCGGCTGATCATCCTCAAGAAGCACAACAAGATCGCGCTCCGCATCGTCTCCGAGGCCCGCCGGCAGCTCAAGGAAGCCGGCATGGCGGAGGCGTTCCTGATCGGCGAGGGCGAGGTATGCATCGTCTCCGAGGAGGACGGCCACTGGCAGCGCTCGCTCGTCGACTGGATGGTCGACCCGCGCAACTTCTACGACCTCAAGACGACGGGCACCTCGGTTGCCCCGCAGACGATCCCGCACCGCGGCGCCACCGATGGGTGGGACGTCCAGGCCGCGATGCAGGAACGCATTCTCGACGCGCTCGACCCGCGGAACCGCGGCCGCCGGCGGTTCCGTTTCGTGGCCATCGAGAACGAGCCGCCCTTCGCGCTCCAGATCGTCGAGCTGTCCGAGGCCTGGCTGACGATGGGCCGGAAGAAACTCGAGGCGGCGATCCGCATCTGGCGCCACTGCCTCGATCGCGACGAGTGGCCGGCCTACGGCCCCGAGATCCTCCTGCCGCAGTACCCGGGCTATCTGGAGAACCGCTGGCTCGAGCGCGAGATCGACGGGGTCGGGCCGGCGGCCGCGCGCATGCCTGCCGGCGACGTCGACCTCGGCAACATCCTGCGGGGTGGGTAGGCCATGAACCTCGCCCAAGCCCTCGAATTCTACCGATCATCCCTCTCGCCCGGAGAGGCCGCCGGGATCGCCGAGTTCAGGGCGATGCCGATCGCCGATCAGATGGAGCTCCTGATGCATATGCTCCAGCACACGACTCGCGCAGCTTCTCTGGCGATCGCCCGCACCGGCGGCGGCATGGAAGACCTCGGCGTCGACGTGCCGGACGGTGGGGCGACCCGCCAATGAACGCCCCCGTCCGGACCTTCGCAGACAAGCCGGCCGTCCGCGAGCAGGTGCCGCTCCTGGTCGGCCTCATGGGCCCGAGCGGCTCCGGCAAGACCTACTCGGCGCTACGCCTCGCCACGGGCATCCAGGAGGTCACCGGCGGCGAGATCTACGGCATCGACACCGAGGCGCGCCGGATGCTGCATTACGCGGACCAGTTCCGGTTCCGCCACGTCCAGTTCGACGCGCCCTTCGGCTCGCTCGATTACCTCGCCGCGATCCGCCACTGCGTCGCCCAAGGCGCGAAGGTGATCGTCATCGACTCCATGTCGCACGAACACATCGGCGAGGGCGGCTACCTGCAGACGCAGGAGGCGGAGCTCGAGCGAATGGCCGGCAGCGACTTCGCGAAGCGCGAGCGCGTGAAGATGGCCTCGTGGATCAAGCCGGCCGGGCTCCGCCAGAAGATGATCACCGGCATCCTGCAACTCAACGTCAACTTCGTGTTCTGCTTCCGCGCGAAGGAGAAGATCAAACCCGTTCCGGGCAGGCAGCCTACCGAGCTCGGCTTCATGCCGATCGCCGGCGAGGAGCTCCTGTTCGAAATGACGGTGAACATGCTTTTGCTGCCGAAGGCCGGCGGCGTCCCGACGTGGCGCAGCGACAACGTCGGCGAGAAGCTGATGATGAAGCTGCCGCGTCAGTTCGAGGGCGTCCTCGGCGAAGCCCGGCCGCTGGATGAGAGAATCGGCCAGCAGCTCGCCCACTGGGCGCGCGGCGGCAACGCGGGCTCCGGCATCACGCCGGCGGAGGCCAGCGGGGGCGGGGCGTCGGTGCAACAGCCGGCCACAGGGCCCGCCCCCGAGGGCTTCGACGAGTGGGCGGCCACGGTCGCCGACGTCGTCGCCAACGACGAAGAGACGGCCGCCGGGCTGCGTGCATGGTGGTCGGCGACGGCGCAGGCCGAGGACCGGGCGAAGTTCGGCCAGCACGCCGCTCCGGTGCACCGCCGCGTCCTCGCGCGCATCAAGGAGCTCGAGGCTCGGCAGGTGACCACATGAGCCGCCCGCTGCAGCAGCAGATCTCCGAAGTGGCGCGTGAGATCGCGCTCCGGAAGAACGTCTATCCCGGCCTCGTCGGCCGCGGGAAAATGCGACAGAGCGAGGCCGACGAGCACCTCGCGCGCATAGACGCAGCACTCCTCACGCTGAACGGCGTCGAGCGCGCGACCGAGGCGCTCCGCCAGTACCGCCGCGACATGCAGTTCCCGGACCTGGACGACGGCCAGCGCCAGCGGCGTATCGAGGCGATCGATCAGGTGCTCGTCGGGCTCGGAGTGACCCCATGAACTCGCGCTACCCGCGCTACAGCTCCATCCTGCCGGACGCGATCGAGTACAGCCTGTGGCTGGCGTTCAGCCAGGACGGTGACGTGTCGATGACCCGCGGCGAGCCCAAGCTCTCGCCGAACCAGCGCGCGATGCGCCTGTCGATCAAGGTGCCGAAGGCCGTCTTCGTGACACCGTCGATCACCGCGAAGATCGAGATCCCGAACCCGGGCGTCGACGACAGCGGCCGCATCACCGCCGTCGTCCGGCAGGCGGCCGAGAAGTCGCTCAAGGAAGTCTTCGGCGTCGACGTCGTGCTTGAGGTGAGGCCGCCCACATGAACGACAACCCCCGGAAGATGCTGCGGAGTGCCTTTGCGGGCCCCGGTGACGATATCGACGCCAGCCCTTCATGGGATGAATTCATCGGCGCTGTGCAGATGTGGACGCTGTGCCAGCAGCGCGACGTGACGATCGGCGCGGCCGCGGCCGCCTTCAATGTCGACGTCGACCTGATCCACCGCGCCGTGCTCGATGGCTACTGGATGGACTACGAGCGCCGCGACGATAGCTCGATCGACGACGCAATCATCCTGCTCGAGGGAGCGTAGCCCTATGGCCGGCCGCGTCGTCGACACCCTCTACAAGGATGACGGCGAGATCGCGCGCCGCCTCGGCATCCCGAGCGGCGAGTTTGCCGCCCTCGCCGCGCTGTGGGAGCGGCAGGGCTTCCCGCGAAAGGATCCCCAGGTCGGCATGCGCTACTTCCCCGCCGTTCGCGCCTGGCTGGACCAGCGCAACGGCCTGCGCGAGCATGCTGCCGTTCAACCCGATGGAGAGGAGCATCCCGATCGTGAACCAAACAGGCGACGCGCCCGGGCTTAAGGCCCGGAAGCGCGTCAGCGGCCCGGTGTACTACTGGGTCGCCGCGGCGATCGTCCGCGACACCAAGGGCTTCGAGCCCAGAACGGTCCGCCTTCACCACGACACCGAAGAAGCACGCGCGGAACGCTGCCGCGCGCTGACGCTCGAGCTGCGCGAGTGGCTCGACGATCCGCATGGCACGGGCCGGCAGGCGGCCTTCACCGGAACGCTGTCGAGCCTCATCGCCTGCTACCAGACGGAGGAGGAATCGCCCTACCGCGGCGTGAAGGCGAACACGCGCGCGCACTACGACGAGTGCCTCGCCATTCTCTCGGCGAAGTACGGCGAGCGCCGCATCGACGCCCTGACCGGCCGGGACTTCATGCGCTGGTACCGGACGTTGCGTGAGCCGGCCGAAACGGGCGGGCCGGAGCGCATGCGCCGCGCCCACAACTGCATCAAGGTCCTCCGCATCGTCACCAACTACGGCGCGGCCTGCGGCTACACCGGCTGCGCCGGCGCCGCGATGATGCTGTCAAAGCTCCGATTCGAGGTTCCGGCACCGCGCAAGGTCGCCATGACGTTCGAACAGGCGAAGGCCATCGTCGAGGCCGCGATCGCACAGGGGCGTCGATCAATCGCCCTTGCCCAGGCGCTGCAGTTCGAGCTCGGCCTGCGGCAGAAGGACGTTATCGGCGAGTGGATCCGCGACGACGGCGTCGGCGGCATCACCGGCCTGTCCGGCCGCCGCTGGACGGGTGGTGCGACCTGGTCGGACATCGACGCGCAGCTCGTGCTCCGCAAGGCCACCACGAAGACCGGCACCGTCGGCGAGTGGAACCTGCGCCTCTACCCGCTCGTGATGCTCGCCCTCGCCTCGTACGAGCCGCTGGCGGGCCGCACGGGGCCGCTGGTGATCGATGAGGGCGCCGGGCGCCCGTACACGTACCGCAACTTCTTCACCCACTGGCGCGAGGCCAGCGCGGCCGCCGGCGTGCCGCGCGACGTCTGGAACATGGACAGCCGAGCCGGCTCGATCACAGAGGGCGCGGACGCCGGCGCCGATGTTGAAGATCTGCGGAAGCACGCGACCCACACGGACGCCAAGATGACGGGTCGCTACATCCGCCGAACGCAGGCGTCGACCGAGAAGGTCGCGAACCTGCGAACCGCCAGGCGAACCACCGGCGGAACGCCGTAGGAACCCCGTCATGGTTGAACGATCCTCGGCACCCGGTCTTCGCTGGCGGCACCGAAAGGGCGGCGTGGTCGCCTACTGGGTCTGTCCGGACAGCAACACCGTGTTCGAGCCCCGCTGCGTTCGTCTGTGGGCAGGGAGCGATCGTGGCCTTGCCGACATGCCGACCATCGAGCTTCGCTGTCGGCAGCTTACGCAGGAGGCCCACGACAAGCGGTGGCGACCACAGACGAAGAAGCCTTCGCGGATGCTCCGCGACCTTGGGCGCGTGTACTTCGTCGCTGGCGCCGATCTCATCAAGATCGGGTTCACGCTCGATGTGCCTGGGCGCTTCGACCGACTGTGCGGCAGCTCCCCGGTGCCGCTGACGCTCCTCGGAGTGATGCGGGGCACGCCCGCGACCGAGCGAGAACTCCACGCAAAATTCGCCGCGCAACGCGCCCACGGCGAATGGTTTCGGCCCTCGCTGCAGCTCAGCGCTTTCATCGCGGCGAACGCGCCGGGAACGTCTGTAGGAACGCCTGCGCGAATCCGTAGGAACAGTAGGAACGCCGAGGCTGTCGCCCGACAGCCCGAAAACCGAGAGGAACTCTATGTTTGATCGTTGGAGCGGGTGGAGGGAATCGAACCCTCGTATTCAGCTTGGGAAGCTAAGCCAAGCTATTGAAAAGACTGGACGCCGTTCCGCGGCGTCGGTCGAGAACGGCGGGATCGCGGGAGGTTCGGCATGACCAACCTCACCCCGGAAACCTCTCACGTCCCGCTGAACCAGCTGCGCTTCGGCCACGAGGCGGACCCGCCTATGAACGTCCGGAAGCAGGGTCGTGAGGAGGACGTTGACCAGCTCGCCGCATCGCTCGCCGCGATCGGCCTGCAGCAGCCCCTCCTCATCCGCCGGCGCGACGACGGGATCTTCGTCCGCGACGGGAATCGGCGGCTGGCGGCGCTCCACCGCATGCGCGATGCGGGCACGATCGCCGCCGACGTGCCCGTGTTCTGCGCGGAGAGCGAGGGAAACGACCGCGAGATCGGCCTCGCCGCGAACATCGAGCGGCTGCCGCTCCACGAGATCGACCAGTATGAGGCGTTTGCGGACCTCGCCGCCGGCGGCATGACCGACAAGGACATCAGCGGCCGCTTCGGCATCGAGAAGAAGCACGTCCGCCGCATCCTCGCCCTCGGCCGGCTGTCGCCGGCGGTGCGGGAGGCGTGGCGATCGGGCGAATTCGACCGCGGGGGCGGTTACGGACAAGGCCCCGACGAAGTCGCGAAGGCCTTCACCCTTGGCCAGACGCACGCCGACCAGGACCGGGTGCTCCAGAAGCTCCGGAAGTCGAAGCAGTTGTACGTGCATCAGGTCCGTACGGAGCTCGGCGCTGGCGATCGCAACGCCGAGCAGCTGATGCAGTTCGTCGGCGCCAAGGCCTACAAGGCCGCCGGCGGCGCGATGGTCGAGGATCTGTTCGGCAAGAACCACGCGATCGCCGACACGGCCCTTCTGGCCCGCCTCGCCGCCGACAAGATGCAGTCGAAGTGCGCCGAGCTGCTCGACGAAGGCTGGGGCTGGGCTTCGGCCGAGACCGATCTGCCGAACGGGGCTCGCTGGAGCTGGCAGTCCGTGCGCGGAGGCGTGCCTACGCCGGACGAGCGGCAGAAGATCGACGAGCTGCAGCGCAAGATCGACGCGCTGGACGCCGACGACGAGGAGACCGACGCCGAGGCGGACCGCCTGCAGGACGAGATCAACGCCATCGAGAAGGCGATCGAGGAGCGCGGCATCTCGGCCGAGGACAAGGCGCGGGCCGGCTGCATCGTCTCGATCAGCTACAATGGCACCCTCGAGGTGAAGACCGGCGTCCTGAAACCGGAGGCCAAGAAGGCCGCCGCGGCGCCGGGCAGCGACGGCAAGGCGAAAGACGAGGGCCCGACGATCTCCGACGCCCTCGCCCGCGACCTGTCCACGGCGATGACGAAGGCGGCCCGGGAGGCGATCCAGTCTGACGGGAAGCTCGCCCTGGCGGCGCTGCTCGCAGGGTTCGCCGCGAAGTACCATGACGGCAACGTGCCCGTGCGCGTGAGCACCTCCGGACTTCTACCCGCGTCCGGCGGAGAGGCCTACGATGTCGCCTTCGATCGCTACCGCGCGATGTCGATCGACGAGCTGCTCGTCGTCGCCGGTGGCGTCGCCGGCATGGCGATGAACCTCCTCCGCAACTTCGCCAGCGACATCCCCATGAAGGCCGCCGGCGTCGCGACGCTCCTGAACGCGATCGACCCGCCGACGATGAACGCGGCGCTCGTCCGGAACTTCGACGCCGAGGACTTCTTCAAGCGCGCGTCGGCCGCCGTGGCGACGGCCGCGCTGCGGGAGATCTTCCCCGCGGCGCCTGCCACGCTGCCTAAGAAGAAACCGGAACTCGCCGCAATGGCGGCGATCGCGGCCGCCGAGAACCGGTGGCTGCCACCGGAGATGCGGACCGCGCACTACGACGGGCCCGGATCGAAGAAGGCCGCCCCGGCCGAGATCCCGAAGACGCCGGCCCGCCGCGCCATGGAAGCCGAGGTGGAGGCGGCCAACGCGGCCGACGCCCCGCCGGCGAAGAAGCCGAGGAAGGCGGCGTGACGTCCGACCAACCCGCCCCGAAGCGGCGGCAGGCCTACTCGGTCATCCAGGACCGCGGCCGCCGCTTCAAGCCATGGTCGCCGGAGGAGCACGCCGTCGTCATGGACCTCTTCCCCGACTTCGACGCGATCATGGCGCACTTGCCCGGCCGGACCCTCGAGGGCGCGCGCTGCCACGCGGCCGCGTTCGGCCTGGTCAGGTACCGGCGAGGCGCTGTGTGGACGGGCAGAAAGGTGAAGCTCCTCCGGGCGCCGCGTGCACGCGTCGCGGCGAAGGAGGAGTACCTCGCCGCTCTCCCCGGGCACTCACTGCGGAGCATCGAGAACAAGCTGTTCCAGGAAGGGCTCGAGGGATTCGGGCTTCGCAGCCTCTACTCGTGCAAGAAGTTCCCGATCGTTGACCAGATGAAGAAGGCCGCCAAGGCAATGAACCTGACGGTCGCGGATCTCGACGCGATCACGCATGAGGCCGGCGGCCCGAAGACCTTCTGGCGTCACCCGGGCCACGGACGGGTCCGCCCGAACTGGAACGCTGTCGCGGCCGTTGTCGAGTATATGGGCGGGCGCCTCGAGGTGGTGTTCGACGGCGACCTAGCCGACGAACTCCCAAAGCAGCGTCACCGTGCCCGTGGCGGCCAGCGCCGCCTCGGCAGCGAGGTTCGCCCAGGTGTCCGCGATGTTCAGGAAGACGTCGTGGGAATCGCCGGCGTTGATCACCAGGGCGAAGGGCGAGGCCGTCGGCAGCTTCGTGCCGGTGAAGACGGTCCCGTTGACGTCCGCGATGTTCGCGCCGGCGAAGATGTTCTCGAACGCCGCCGTGCCTGAGAGCGCCGACACGGCGCCCGAGGCGATGGTCGTTCCGAGGCCGACGATCGGGTTGTCCGTCTTCGTGGCGTCGGCAATCGTGACGCCGAAGGCGAGCTTCGCCGCCCGCACGATGATGACGCCGGCGGGGAAGGTGTAGATCTTCCCGCCGTTTGCCTTCGCGGCATTGTCGCCCGAGGTGCCGAGGCTGAGCGCCGCGAGCGTGAGCACCGTCTTGTGGCTGACGGGGCTACCGAGCTCCTCCGCGGTGACGTTCGCCGGGACGGCGCCGATGTCCGCCAGGACGGCCGGGCTCGCCGAGAACTTCGTGCCGGCGCCCATCGTCTTCTGCTCGAGCACGGCCGCCGCCACGCGCAGCGAGCCGAGCGAGACCTTCGGATCGGGGTTGGCAGGGTCGCCCGCGTCGAAGACCGGGAGGTAGAAGTTGTCGCCCCAGTTGGTGCGTTCGGGGGCGAGCTCTCCGATCTTGGGCATGGCGTCGACTGCTGGGGTTGGCGCCGGCGACGGTCGCTGAGGCGGTGTTCCGCAGCGTCACCGTCCCGGCGCGCCGGGGCAACGCACTAACTGAACAGTCCGGTCAGCCAGTCGGCGAAAGCGTCCCACTTGATCGCGATGGCCCCGCCCACCATCGTCGCGGCGAGGCCTACGACGGCTATGGCGCCTATCCCGCGCTGCTGCAGCCGCGTGAGGGTCGCGATCGTTGGCTCGATCTTTGCCACCTTGGCGGCCGTCTCATCGGAAGTGCGCTCAAGCTTCGCCAGGCGCTCGAGCACCATCGAGTTGGCGACGTCGATGCGGCCCTCCGCCTCCTCGAGGCGCCGGTGCACCTGCGCGCGGTTCTCTTTCGATTCGGCGCGGGACTCCGCGACGTCGCCTCGCAGTCCGTCGACACGCTCCGTCAGGGTGCCGATCGACCGGTTGATCTCGTCGAGAAGCGCCCTCTCGGTCGCCACGGGCTTCTTTACCGTCCGAGGCCGAGCGCGGTCCAAGGCCGCCTCCAATCGATCGGAGGGAGGTTTCGCACCGTGCGACCGACGGCGCCGATCGCATGCCCGGAGACGGCACCGATCATCGCGAGGATCTCGGGGGCGTTCAGGATGATGTTCTCCGCGCCCGAACGGTCGCCGTTCAGAAACTGCAGCACGAGGAGGAGCCAGCTGACGAAGGCGATGACGTTGCCCATGAACGTGCGGCTGTTGCGCAGCGGCTCCTGGTTCGTCGCATTCCGCACCAGAGGGTCGCGGGCGATGGCGTCCTCAACCGCCTCGGCGACGGCGGGCACGTCGCGCGCCGTCAGAGCGTTGTCCGGGTTGCTGGCAGCGTTCCGCAGCCCCTCTACCACGGCCGCCGCGAGGGGCCGGTTCTCGCGGAACCGATCTCGTGCGGCGTCGATGATCCGTCCAGCCATGCCCTATTTCCCGCGGCTCTTGAGGAAGAGGAAGGCGCCGACCACCAGAAGGATCAGGCCGCCGGCGATCAGCCAGCCATTGCCCGACTCGAGGCCGGCGCCGGTCATGCCGGCACCACCAGTGCCGACGAGGCCGCCCGCGCCCTGCCCGACGGTCGACGCCGGCGGCCGGGGCACCGGTCGCGGCTCGGCATCGCCGACCGGGATCCGCGTTCCGACCGGCGGCAGAACGCGCCCGGCACTGGCGTCGATCTGGTCGAAGTCCGTGTTCACCGAGCGCGAGTCGATGTGGCAGAAGGTTTCGTAGGCACCGAGGCCGCCCGTGAAGCCGCCGGCCGAGCGCATCGCGCGGAGGGTGCTGATCCAGTCGGCCGGGCCGCTTTTCTCGTCCACGACGTGGAAGTCGATCGCGCGGAAGTCCATGTGGGCGGACTGCGCGGCCCCGCCGATCGCGCTGTTGTACGCCGGCGAGCGATAGACGGAATTGAGGATGATCGGCTTGCCGAGGCGTGTCCGGAGCGCCTGCAGCGCGCGCAGCGCCGGCAGGATGTTCGGCCAGAGGGACTCGGGCGGATCGGTGTTCAGGCGGAGGTTCGCGTTGGAGCCGCCCTTCATGAACAGCTCCTGGGCCGAGAAGGCCGTCACGTCCGGCGCCCGCTCTTTCAGGAATGCCGCAAATCTCGCTGCCGACATGGTCCGCTCCCTTGGGTTGCAGCGGACTATCGGCGGGCCAGTCTGCCCCCTCAACGCACTATCCGGGCTCGTAGGCAGCCACCGCGAAGACGTTGCGATCGGCAGTGGGCACCCCAGCGACGATGCTGAGCGTCCCGTCGGCCGTCACAGCGTGCGCCGCGGCCGTTAGACGGCTGTCGCGGAGGTCGACGTCCACGAGTTCCGTCAGGCCCGCCCATGCGTAGTTGCCCGCGCCGCCAGCGGCCCGGAACGCCATCGCGCCCCCGATGACGTACTCACCGTTGATGACCGCGAGGTTGCTCGAGGAGCTGTTGTCGTTCGCCGCATCCGAGTCGCCGGCGCGATAGACGCCGCTGCCCACGTCGAACAGAGCCGCGAGGAAGACGCCGCCGAGCCCGAGGTTCCCCGAGAGTGTCACGTCGACGTCGGCGGCAGCACCCGCCGGCACTTCCGCATCGACGATGTAGACCCGCTGGTTGGCGATGCTGTCGATCTCGCGTGTCGTCGTCGCGGCGCCGGCGATCGAGCCGGACATCAGCGCGCGGTTGTTGTTGCCGTCCCACAGGAGCACGAGGACGTAGCGGGTGGTCACCGCGCGCGCCGGGACCATGTTCGAGAACGAGAACGTCGTGTTGTTCGCCGTGCTCGACCAGCTGTCGATGAAGGAGCCCGTGACCTTGCGTGCCTCGGAGTCGAAGACGCCCATCATTCGAGAGTACGCGTGTAGCGCCCCATGATGGCGAGGTAGGCCGCCCCGCCGGCGATCGACGAGATGGTCATGCCGATGTCGTCGCCCTGGACCCACGACATGGTGAGGGCCTCGTCCATGTTCCCGGCCGTGGTCACCGAGAACGCCGAGCCGAAGTTGGCGCCGTTCTTCCGGAGCCGGATCGTGCAGGAGCCGAGCTTGAGGATGCGATAGAGCCGGGTCAGCGTGCCGGCGTGCGGCATATCCGGCCAGATCACTTCGATCGTCTCGTTCGCGATCACCTTCGCGAAGAACGGCAGGGCCTCGAGGGTCTGCGTCTTCGCGGCCGCGTTGAGGTTGCTCCGGGCGTTGCCGGGCGTGGTCGCGCCCGTGCCGCCCGAGTCGACGTCGAGAGGATCGCCCTCCCAATCGTTGTTGTCGACGGAGCCCTGCACGGCCAGGGCACCGAGGCCCAGCGCGCTCCGCGCGGCCGCGAGATTGGTGAGGCCGGCGAGGTTGCCGCTCTTCGTGAGGACGTCGGTCGCATCGACGCCCGCGTCGATCATGTCCCCGTCCGCGTCCCATTTGCCGAGGCGGCCGTTCGTGCCCTTGGTGCCGGAGACGAAGTTCGTGTCGTTGCCGGTGCGGTTCGCCACCCCCGACAGGTTGTTGCTGTCGTCGACGACGAGGCCGGACGACTGCAGCGTCTTGGAGTTCGCGCCGTTGAAGCGCGGGACCGCGTTGTCGGCGTTCGTCGCCGGACCGTTCACGTCGCCCGAGCCGGGGCCCGGCGCACCGGCGGCGCCCTGCGGAATCTCGAAGGAGAGGATCGGGTTCTCCGGCGTGCCGCTAAGGACGACTGCGGCGGGTTCGCCCGGATCGACCGTCAGCACCGTGCCGATCGAGAAGTCCGGCGTCGCGCCCGTCTCGCCGATCAGCTCGTCCCACGGCGGGCCGTTCTCGAGGCCGGTGCCGGCGTCGTTCCACTTCACGATGCGCTTCGCCTGGCCGGCCGGGAGCTCGAGCAAGGTCGATCCGGGCGGGACGGTGAGCGTGCGGCGGCTCCGGTCGTAGAGCTCCCGCAGCGTGGCCATCACAAGGTTCTGGTCCTTGTTCGCCTCGGTGGCAGGGACGCCCCTTCCCTCCTGGTACTGGGTCAGGCGCCGAGGCGCGCGGGCGCCGACGATGTGGAGCTGCCCGGCGATGCCGACGTCGAAGATGACGGCCGCGGCGGTGTAGAAGCCGTCGGCCGAGAGCGATCCGGGCTGGACGATGTAGTCCTCGGGATCGACGATCTCGCCGTCGAACCACACCTCGAGGTCGCCCGGGTCGGCGATGGCGAAGCCCACCGCGAAGGCGGCCGTCGGCGCGACGGGCGTGTAGCTGGTCAGGCGCGGCGCGTCGGGGATCGTGAGGGTCATCGTGGCCGGCAGCATTGTCGCCGCCGCTCCGGCCAGCAACGCACCCGCGCTGCGGCCGGAGTTACGTGCCGAGCTTGGCCCTGATTGCGGTCCGGAGCTGGGCTGGCGTCCGCTGCGGGACGGGGTTGATTGCCGCCATGGCGGTCTTGAAGGTCGACAGCGAGGTGGCGCTGCCGGCGGCCTGCAGGATAGAGGCGATGCGCTCGGCGTGGAGGTTCAGTTCGTCGAGCAGGACGAGGGCGGACGCGCGCAGGAGGTCCTCCTCGCGGTCGAATGCGGTGGCGGCTTCGTCGCGGCGTTCCTCGGCCTCGCGGGCGATCTCCTCGGCGGGCTTGTCGGTGACGGTCCACACACGCGTGACGCGGTCCTTTTCGACGGCGGCGACCGGCCCAGTTCGGGTCTGCCGGGTGGGGTCGAAGGGCGGGTCGACGTCGACCACCGGGAGCACCTGCCGGTAGGGCTTGCCGTCGAGCTTCGGCACCTCGGCAAGGTGGCGGTACTCGACGATCTTCCCGTTGTCGACGATGGCGTGCAGCGTCATGTGTCGGCTCCCACGGCGCGCATGTACGAGTTCCAAATCCGATAGAACAAGAGCGCCTGATCGTCGTCGAGATAGCCGCCGAGCGACCCGCCGGCCACCAAGGCGTTCGTGTAGGAGCTCTGACGCTTGCCGAATTTGAGGTCGGACGAGACGAGGGCGGGGGACGAAAGCGCCACCGGCGCAACGTGCTGCACGCCGTCGCGTACCATAGAGCCCGTGAGCCCGTCGTTGCTCCGAGCCATCAGGTGATAGGGGAGCGTGCCCTGCGTGGTGCCGACGATCTCCGTCGTAGCGTTGATTTTCGCGCTGCTCGACGTTGCGCCGGTGCCCTTCGCGCCCACCGAAAGGCGCCACACGCCGCTCTGGTCGTTGCCGAACGGCGAAATGCTGGCTCCAGCAGTCAACTGGTAGATCGAGATATGGGAACTAGCGAGGGTGTGCTGGACGCCGTTGTTCACGGCATCCCACAGCGTATCGAGGTAGCTCGACGAGCCGTTGCCGGCGTGGCCGCGATCGGTTGTAAACGCCGGAGAATTGATCGGCGACAGCGTGAAGGTCGCGGGATCCTTCCAATTGAGGCGCCCTGCCTGCTCGTCGTGGGCGGCCATGAACCACATCACGTCGATCAGCGGCCACAGAGCCGCGCCGAGGAACGCCCGCACCGTCAGATCGACCAGCCGGCGCCGCGCCATGTCCGGCGGCACCGTCATCGCGTCGATGATCGCCCGCGACTCCTTCGCGAACGTCAGGATGCCGAAACCGGTGAACTGGTTGACCAGGAGCATCAGGAATCGTTCCCGGCGGCGTTCGTGTAGAGGACGATGACGCCGGTCAGCCACGCGTCGATCGCCATCGTGTCGCCGCCGTCAGACGGGTTGCGGTGGACGCGGTACTGGACGAGGTCGCCCTCGGCCGCCGAGCCCGCGATGGCGATCGCGGCCGATTCCGGCCCCTCGTAGTCGTCGTACGTGGTGCCGCCGGTGTCGGTCGACGTCTGCTCGGTGCCGAAGCCGGCGTCCAGCGTGTCGTCATTGCTGGTGGCGACCGCGTCGAGGCCCCAGACGACGCCGAAATTCGTGGTCGTCGCGCCGTGCGTCCACCTCGGGATGAACGACACGGAGCCCTCGTCCCAGCTCTTCGGCATGCGGACCCAGAAGTGGGCGAATTCCTGCACTGTCGGATCGAAGGCCAGGGCGGCGACCATGTTCTTGTTGCCCGGCATCTCGACCAGGATGGGGGCCGGTCCGTTCGTGATCTGCGGGATCATCGCGAGCGCCGGGATCCAGATCGAATGCTTGCCGGTGTTGCCTGGCCCGGTCGCGCCTGTGGCGCCGGTCGGGCCAGGCGCTCCGGTCGGTCCGGTCGCCCCTGTTGGCCCAGTCGCGCCCGTCGGCCCCGTGGGGCCAGGGTCGCCCTGCGGTCCTTGAGGCCCTGTTGCGCCGGTTGGGCCCATGTCGCCCGTGGGCCCCGCGGGTCCGGTAGGCCCCGTCGCGCCCTGATCGCCCGTGTCGCCCTGCGGCCCCTGCGGGCCGGTCGGCCCCTCCGGCCCCTGTGGCCCGGTATCGCCCTGCGGGCCCACCGCCCCAGTCGGGCCTGTCGGGCCTGCTGGCCCGGCTGCGCCGGTAGGTCCGGTCGCCCCCGTGGCGCCCGCGGGACCTGTCGGTCCGGCCGGACCGGTCGGGCCTGTCTCGCCATCTGCCGGCGCCGCTTTCGTCTCGAGCTCCGTGCCGTCAGCGTTCCAGCCGATGTACAGCCCCGCCCCCGGCGGGAGGACCGCCTGCGTGTAGCCCGGCGGCAGAAGCAGCGTCCGTCGCGTCCGATCGTAGATCTCGCGGAGGTTCGCCTGGAGGAGGTTCAGGTCCTTGTTGAGCTTGACCGCGGGAATGGGGCTCCCGTCCGGATACTGGCTGATCCGCTGCGGCGGCCGCGCACCCACGATGTCGATCGTGCCGGTGACGCCGATCGAGAACACGACGATCGCCGCGGAATAGAACCCGTCCGAGGCGAGGAGGCCGAGCTGCACGGTCCAGCCGATCTGCTGGACGCCGTTGCGCCACACCTCGAGGTCGGCCGCGTCGAAGATCGGGAACCCGACCGCGAAGTTCGTGGTCGACGCGACCGGCGTGTACCGCGTCCGCCGCTCGCTGTTCGGAATGGACGTCACGGCGGCCCCTTGAAGCAGGAGCCCGCATCATGTTCAGCGGCCTACCCGCCGCAACGCACTACGCCCCGATCACCGTCGCGAGACGAAGACGAAGGCCCCGAGCGCCACGGGGATCGCGACGAGAAGCCCGAGCATCGGCCGATCCGGCAGATAGGTCGTGCTCGCCCACCACGCCCCGACGGCGATGACGAAGGCGCCGGCGACCACCGCCAGGGTGACCAGACCGTGCATCAGGGCGCCGCCCCTGCGACCGCGCCAAGCGACGGCGCCCGCTCCGGCAGCCCCGAGCCCGGGCCCCACCAGAAGCCCTGGTCGTAGTTCGCCATCAGGTCGCGACGCTGCCGCGTGAACGACTGCGCGGCCTGCGGATCGCCGAGCCGCTGCAGGAAGTCGAACACCCACCGGTCCGCCGCCAGCCGCGTCTGCCACAACGTGGAGCCCGGCAGCCACTGCTTCACGAAGCCGGCGATCGCCTCGCCCTTCGACTTGCCCGTCGTCGGTCCCCACAGTTTGTTGATGAGGTCCGTCACCTGCCCGGGCGTCGAGATCACCGGGCCCGCCAGCGTGCCGAGGAGCCCCTGCCCACTGCGGGAATAGGCCGAATAGACAAAGTCGCCGTAGATGCCGAGGCCGCCGCCCTGCGCAAACGCGCCGAGCCAGAAGTCCATCGTCGTCATGTCGCGCGGATCCTTGCCGGCGATCAGCTGCTTCGCCTGGATCGCCATCCCGCCGGCGATCGCCATCGCGCCCATGTAGCCGGCGAAGCGGAACGCCCGCTGTTCCCACGGCCCCTCCGACAGCGCGCGCATGAGGTGCGTCAGCATGATGGTGACGGAGAAGCTCTTGAACATAAACGACGAGCGCAGCAGCTCGCCCGGCACCGTGCCGCGCTTCGTCCCCATCGTCGTGATCGCGCGCGTGACGGCCGTGGGCTCGATCACCGCGAAGTGCCGCTCGTCGATGATCGCCGAGCTGAGGCGCTTGCCAAGATCGCCGGCGGCCGCGACGTCGTAGAAGGTGCCGCCCTCGATATCGAGAAGGGGCGTCTTCCGGATCTCCGCCCAGTCGGCCGCGGTGAAGCCGTGGGATTCGAGGAACCGCTTGAAGGCCGGGTCGATCCGGTTCCAGCCGAACCGCACCTGGTCGGCGATCATGGCGTTGGCCTCCATCGAGAAGGCCCGCTTCATGCCCTCGGTCCACCGCTGCAGCCACGATGCGCGGATCACCGTGCTCGCCAGCCGGCCGAGGAAGTTGTTGCCGACGATCTGATCCTCGAAGCGTTTGGCGGCGAGAACGGCATCCATCGTGGCGTGCGAGATGATGTTCAGCCGGCCCGCCGCAGCGCGCCCGCCATCCGTGTCGCGGACCATGATCTGCAGCGCGCGCTTGATCACCTTCGTCGCCGGAATGCCCATCTGGCGCGAGGCGAGGAACGTCGTC